CCGTTATGTCCGATACGATACCGCAATCCGTTTCAAACGGTTGCAGGAAGTATGTAAAAAGTAGAATAATTATTAACATATTTAATACTTTAAGTAACGTAGAACCTTGTGCCGTTGATCTCGATGATGAGATAGTCGCGGCACCACTCTATCTTATTGCTGGGCAGGAACTGCAAGCGCCTCATGTGCTTGCGTCTGTCCACCTTGATACACACCGCATTGGCGACAACGAGATGCCCGTTGCCCGTGACATATTTGATATGAAAAGGCCGTCGTTTGGCGTCCCTTGCGCTCTTTGGTGGATTGAAGCCGATGGTGCGCAGTCCTGTCACGGCATCCGTCCAGTCCCATTGCTCGGTATATTCACGGATGCGCTGCCAGCTCGTGCTTACTGTTCCTCTTGGCATGGTGCCTCCTTTTTAGTGAAGTCGAAGAATTCTGCGAAGGGCACGCCCATGACATCGGCCAGCATCTTTACATGCAGGATGCTGGGCGCGCGGTTCACAATCATAAATGTGGAACTGGGTGACATACCAATCTTCTCAGCGAGTTGGTCGTAGGTGAAGCCCTTTCGCTTCATTACGTCCCGTGCGATATACCAGGCCGGGGAGGTCTGTTTTGTTTTCAATTTCGTCTTTGCCATAATAATTGATTTTCGTCTTTGCAAAGTTACGAAAAAGTTTCAAGATATAGCGAGTAAAATCCATATCTTTTCGCTTTTTCTTATGTCTCCACGTAAGGGTCGTGTCCCCTACTCCACTTTTTTATTTGTTATCTTTGTGTTGTATTCATACAAAGATTAACATGGAACAGATCATTCAAGAACCTTGCTGCATCGAGAACAGCCTACCACGGCTGTTGCGTCAGCAACCGTTATGTCCGTGGCAGACCAATGGAGATGTCACGTTTGATAAGATTTTGAAGGCCGTGGCTTACCTTGCAGGCAACGCCATCACGATGCTCTTTGTCGTGCCGGTGGTTACGCATCCGATGCTTCACTTCATCGCGTGGCTGTGGCGTCGTGGTTGGCTCTCTGAGGTGCGCATCCTCACCACGGCTGATCAGGAAGCCTTTATCCGGCAGGAACTACCCAAGGAGTTGAAAGCCTCCGTTGCCCACAATGCCGGTGTCAAGGAGGGCTTCTTCCGTATCGATGGCGAGGACGGTACCGTGGTGACGCAGGGCGCGTTGCTCACAGCGGTCACGCCCGGACATTATCAGTATCTCACCTATGCCGGACGTGACAAGGCGCAGATTGACATGCTTGCATCGTCGATGGAGGCCATGTTCAGAGTGAGCTTGAAAAAGAAAACAATCAAAAAACAGGAGGCAAAGAAAGATGTTCAAGAAGTGGAAGGAAAAAAGACAGCAGAAGCAACAGAGGAAAGTAAAACTGACACAACTCAGCGAGCTCACACAGCTATTGGACACAGTGAGCAAACTGGAGAAGTCGGGACTTCTGGCGTGGAATGAACAACAGCACCGCATCTTCATCGCCCTGCCGTTGGCTACGGTGATGATCGTTAAAGGCATGGAGGCTTTTGAGCAGTTTCTGAACAACCTCGTTACCGCTCACGTCTTCGCTGCCATGCAGAAAGGTTACAACGATGTGTTGATGACCCGTCAGCGTGAGGCTATCAAGGCACGCGTCGCCACCGGCAAACCGATGCAGTTCGGCGAGGCCAACAGCATCCGCCGTGCCGTGGTTGACACCTTGCAGTTTGATGACATCGACGAGCCGGAGATTGGCAAGATAGAGTTTTTCATTATCTCTGACAGTACGAAGGGCTATGACGAGGCAAGGATAGCCTTTGTCGGCAGTTATGATCCGGAGAATCAGCTCGTGGATATGGCACCCTGGGAAGATATTGAGCAAGTCATCAATTCATCAAAAGATTAATTGATGATTTCATCAGTTCATCAATTCATCAATGTCTTAATTCATCAATTTATTAATTCATCATTTCATCAGTTGATGTATGGCCGTACAAGTTTATAAACCAACGCGGGAGCCTAATGAGGTGTTGCAGCTCTTTGCCCGTCAGTCTGAGGAAGCGCTGCGCAAACACTTCCGTGTGCAGCGTATCTGGCCGTTTGAGGTCTATCCCGGTTACATTGATAAACTCGAAGAGCACGACGACTGGAAGAAGCCGACGGGACAGGCTTACAAGTCCATCTCCGTGACCTCTCGTGCAGACAAGAGCTCTGCCAGTCTGACGCTGAGCTTTGTCGAGCACCTGCGGTTTGTTGATATGGGTACGATGTGGCAATGGGTGGAGAAAGACGGAAAGATGCGGCGGCGCACACTGACGTTTGAGGAAGTGCAGCACGAGAAGCCTGCCAAGCCGGACAGAAGGTATGTCAACAACTGGGTCGTGGCGACGGGTGAGACCCACCGACCGATATTGATGATGGAGACGCGACATCTGCAAGCACGCATGACGAATTACTATCAGGACTATTGGGGGAAGGAACTTGTCTTCAACATCTTGGAGACGGTAGGGAAGTTTGACGATTTGAATATCACTCTCTAACACAAACACAATGGCTAACAATAATTATAACCACAATATCACAATCACCTGCAATGCCACGGCACCACAGGAGGCTTTGAAATTGCTCAACAAACGGCAGAAGGAGATTATCAAGGATATGTCCTTGCTCGACCAGACCGTAGCCGCCGACAAAAAGAAATGGGACAGCTACAAGGAAGAGCTTTCGGCCGTACAGATGGCCATTGAGCGTAACAAGGCGTCGATGGAGCAGTTTCGCAATGTGATGAACAACCTCTCACAGGCTACCTTGCGTCAACTCCGTCAGGCCTTGCGAAAGTTGAAAAACGACATGGCCAATACCAGCGATTCAAAGTCACTGGCGAAGATGCGTAATGACTATGCCGCTGTGGAGCGTCAGATAAAAATCATGCAGGGTTCGCTGAAAGACGTGGAAGGCCATCTATCGACACTGAAAAATAAGACCGATGCCTGGTTGCAGAGTGCCATTCAGCAGCAACGTTCATTGTTGGGTTCGATGGAGAATACCAACAATGCTGGTTATAAGCGTCAGCTCGATGTTCTGAAACAACTCGAAGCTGAGGAGCAGCGCCGTGCCGCTATCGACGTGCGTAGCGGTACCGCGTCGGCCGCTCAGTTGCAGTCGGCGCGTCAGGCTTTGTTGGCACGTCGTGCCACGTTGCCGCAGGGGGCGGCAGGTAGTTCCGAGGCGAAGGCGATAGAGAATATCAACGCCCTTTTGAAGCAGTGTGACGAGCAGATTGCCGCCATCGCGGGTAAGGCCAAGCAGGTGCCGCTGACCGCTCGGCAGGTGAAACAGGAGATCGCGTCGTTGACAAAGAATCTGAAAAACGCCACCCCGGAAAGGCTGCGTAAAGGCTTGCAGATGGTAAATGAACAACTCGATAAGATGGCGCTCAGTTCTCCAAAGCGTCAGAAGATGGTGCAATGGGCACGTGAGCTGGAGAATGCCTTGAAGGGTGTCGATAAGGAAGCCGGGATGTCCAAGACACGTTTTGAGGAGATCACTGGCTCTATCCGTGGCCTGCGTAGTGCCAACCTCAAAGAGTTGCAGGAAGCCGCCGCGAAACTCAACAATGAGTTACAGACCACGAAAAGGCGCTCTGAGGAGTTTTATAGCAAGCAAAGACAGTTAAAGGCTATCCGTGCGGAGATCAACCGCACGACGGGTGCCATACAGAAACAGGGGAGTGCGTTTCAGACGACCTTACGAAATCTGACCACTTACTTTGGTCTCTTCCAGATATTCTCGAAGATTAGTCAGATGCTCACAGACATCTTCAAGAAGAACTTGGAGATGTCGGATCAGTTGTCTCAGATTCGTATGGTGTCCGGACTGGCCATCAAGGACGTAGACCGACTTTCTGACGCCTTGAAAGGTATCGATACCCGTACCTCGCTTTCCGGCTTGCAGCAGATCGCCTATGAGGGTTCTAAACTCGGCATGGGTCAATATGGTGTCGAGGGCTTGAAGAGCTTTACCGAGGCCGCCAACGAGTTGAATGTGGCCTTGAAAGAGCAGATGGGTGACGATACCCTCACAGCCATGTCGAAGATGGTTGAGAACATGGGACTCATCAAGTCGATGGGTATCGAGAAAGCGTTGAAGGCTACGGGTTCGGCCATCTTCTCGCTGTCAGCTTCCTCTACCGCTTCGGCAGGTAACATCGTGGAGTTCACGAAGCGCTTGTATGCCATGGCCAAGAGCGCGCATATCACCACGCCGGAACTTCTTGCGCTGGGTAGTGCCTCAGACGCTTTCGGCCTGATGCCGGAAGTGGCTTCTACGGCTATGAACAAATTTATCACGCAGATTCAGCGTGCGCCCGGTGCCATCGAGCAGGCCATCAAGGTACCGAAGGGTACGGTGGATAATCTCTATCGAAGTGGTAAGACGATGGAGGCGATTATCCTTATCTTACAGCGTATGCACGATATGGGTCGTGCGCGCGTCAATGTCTTCAAGGCTTTAGGCTCTGATGGTGCACGCATGAACCTCGTCTTCAACTCCATGGCCGAGAATGTCGGCGCTGTGGAGCAACATCTACGTGTGGCTAATAAATCCTTCAAAGAGGGTACCGCGGTGTCGCAGGAATACCAATTGCGTCAACAGACAGCAATGGGCTATCTTGAACGGGCCAACAACCTTTGGGCCAAGTCGTTTGTCAACAAAGATGGTGTGGACGCCATGAAACAGCTCACGATGCAGTGGTACAACCTCAGTCGTGCCATTACTTCGTCGACGGTGGCCATGGTGCCCTTCCGTACTGTTGTCGCCGGGATTGTCAAAGGTGCGAAATTGTTGGTCGTGTTGTTGCCGGAGATCCTTACTTTCCTGGGTGCCGCAGGACTGACACGTGTCATCATCGGGTTGGCGACTGTTTTCAGTCGTCTACGTGCCATCTTGGTGGCTTCGACCATCTCCGTTGCTGCCTTGCGTACGGCATGGGCCGAGTTGTCCGTCGCTATGCGTGCCAACGTCATCGGCCTCGTGGCCGCCATCATTGTCGGTGTCGTTATCCCGGCCTATGAGAAGTTGAAAGAAACGCTGGGGGGTGCTGACGAGGCACAGAGGAAATACAACAACTCTGTCAGTGCCATGAAGGTGCGGCTGTCGGCAGCGAAAGCCGAGGCAGACGGCTACCGTCGTGCCATCGACCGTGCGGCAAAGGGCTCGCAGGAGCGTGTGGCGGCTATCCAGCAGTTCAACAGCGTGTATGGTTCTTATCTCACCAATCTGTTGTCGGAGAAGGCTACGGCTACGGATGTCGCCAAAGCCTATGAGCGTGTCTGTACCGCCTTGCAGAATAAGATTGCGCTGGAGGCCAGGCAGAAGGATGTGGATGAAAATCTCACGCCCCGTTACGTATGGTCGGCCAGTAAGCTCATGAGGCTCACGCAGGCTACCGCCGGTACGAGATATGCGCCCTATGGCGGTGAGGTAGCAAAAGCCTATGCCGACGATGCCTATAGGCGTGGCATACCTTATCAGACAGCCGTAAGGAACTATATGAAGAAGATGGGGCTTAGCCTCACTTCCAATGAACTGTCCTTGCTCTTCGAGACGGCAGGTACGACAGATCAACAGCGCGATGAATATCTGGTAAATAAGTATGGTCGCATTAAATATGGTCTCGAAGGTGCTCTGAAACGTATGAATGTCCTCTTCGGTGGTATGGAAGGCAAACGTAAGCAGGTGATGAATATCGGCCGCAATGTGGTCGATTTCTTCTCGCAGCAATATTCTACCAATCGGACAAGTCAGAAGATTGATGATAAGTGGAATGCGTTTTTCACGCCAGAACCGCCGGTGAAAGACCAGGCTGCGCCTCCTGATCTTAAAGCGGAAGCGAAAGCTGCAAAAGCGCGCGAAAGAGCTCGCAGGGCAGCTATTGCAAGAGCAAAAAAGGCTATGCGTGAGGATTTGAAAAACGCAGAGACTAATTCTACTGCTATTATATCCAACATAGAGGCTTATTATAATTTACAGGAAGCCGCCTTAAAGGATATGGTGACGAGCGGGACCCGTACTTCCGCAGAGGTAACAGCCCTTGTAGCGGAGTTGAAGACACGTCGCAATAATGCTCTAATGCAAGCTCGTTTTGCGCTTTCTGGCCATGAAAATAACTTTGAGGAAGTTCGTAAAAAGATGGGCCGTGGATGGGATCAGTTCGACCATTCTAAACGTAGCGATGAGTTGATAAAGGCTATCAACAGTATAGATGTTAATCAGGCTTATCGCACGTTGGCAAGATTTGATGGCTCTGATAAGGTTTACGGTATCAGCGCAAAGTCTTTCCTTGACAAAATTTACGAAAATGGCACAAAGAATAAACTTGACATTGCGGATATAGAAAAGAAACGTCAAGAAGCCGTCGATGCGGTGAAACGTTCTTATAATGGATTCTCTGATTTGTATAAGAAGGTGGCTGAGCAATTCGTCACGTTGGGCTTGGAAGTCCAGAGCTTCTCTGATGCTGCACAAGTAGAGTATCCGCATGCGGGTCCTAATGCGCCTGTAGATAAAGATGGTAAGCCATTGACGAAAGTAGGACAGTCCGGTTTCTCCACATGGGGCAAAGCATCTGAGGAGCAATGGATTGATAACGTGGATGTCAATGCTCATGCGCCGGGACATGTTCGTCTGCACCCGTTTGATGAAATGCTTCATGCTATGCCCGGTATGGGGTATCATCCGTATGTCGATGATATTACGACGGATGAGGGAATGTGGAAATGGTTGCGTGGCTTCCTCAGTAATTATAAGACGGACAAAGACGGTAATCCTCAGTACACAAGTTGGGCAAAACGTCTAAATCTTACTGATTCGTTCATCAAGCAGTTGGATGAAAAAGACGTGTTGGACGATCACGGAAATATGGATGCTAAGAAGCTAAAGAAACAGCTTGATCCTATTCGTTCCGAAGTAGAGTCTTTTTATTATATATTGACAAAATATGGCGACGATTATTATGAAGAGCTAAAAAGTAAGGCCGACGAACAGAAGAAGATCATCGAAAAGATGTGGGACCGGAGCACGGAGTATAAACAATATGAAGAAAAAGACCGCCTTCTGTCCCGTCAGGCTTCTATTCAGTCTATTGTCGGTCGTCCGCATAGTATATGGCAACCTTTCGGCTTCTCACAGACCATTCGCAATGACGATGTGGATATGGAGCAAGGCTTGAATGATTTGGAAGCTGCCCATACGAAATACCAGATTGCGAAGATGAAGACGACGGATCCCGCTGTGCTGGCCGAATATCTTGATAAGATCGAGACTGCTCAGAAGAAACTGGAGCAAACGGTTTATGATCGTGTTACTGACCGCATGGAATCGTTAAAGCAGTGGACCGACCCCATCGAACAGCTCGGTACGGCCATGGGTAACGCCTTTGCGACGATGGCACAGAACGCCAAGGACGGACGCGATGCCGTGAAAGCGGCTTTGTCCGACATGGTGAAGTCCTATGCGCAGTCTACCATCAAGATCATCAACCAACTGATGATGGAGAAGGTGAAAGAAGCGCTGATCCGTAAGACCTACGGTAAGAAAGCCGTGAAGACCGAGCAACAGACAAACGAAGAGATTGCTGACGCTCAGAAGGGCGGAAGTAAGAAGAAAAGCTCGCTGTTGACGAAAGCCTTCAAGGGTTTCATCGGTCTCTTCAAAAAGCATAAGAAGGAATCCGTTAAGACGACGCAGGAGACGCAGACGGAGATGACCGAGACCGAGAAGAAGGGTGGCGAGGCTCGTCAGGTGTTGACGACCGGTGTTGAACAGAAGACCACTGATACGCTCGGTAAGATTCAGACGGAGGCTACGAAGACGAAGAAGGCGAATGTCCAGGAGGATGTTCAGACGGACAGTGCCAGCGCACAGGCTTCTACGACCTTGGGTATCGCTTCGGGTGCCTCTAAGATCATTGGCCGCTTAGGTTGGTGGGGTATTCCACTTGTGGCTGTCATTACCGCCTTGCTGAATGGTTTGCTGGCCTGGGCTATGTCACGTGTCTCGTCACTCTTCGGGGGTGGCAGTAAGGGTAGTGACAGTACCGTCAACACCAAACTCGTGTCGGGTATGCTGACCTACGACAGCGGTAACGTGCAGTCCTTTGGCGGACAGCAGGGTACACAATATGTCGTCGGCAACGATGGTCGTGTGTATCGTACAGAGCATGTTGACAACCTTTCTACCGGACTTGTCACGGAGCCTATTGATACCTTTGTGGGCGGTCAGCGTGCCATCGTCGGTGAGCGTGGTCCGGAGATGGTCATCGGACGTGAGACGACAGCCGCCTTGCAGATGAACCGTCCCGACCTCTTGCGTGCGCTCGTCAGCTACGATAAGAACTATTCCGGCCGTGGCTACAGAGCCTATGACGGTGGTAACGTGCAGGATTTTGCCACAGCCGACAATACCGCACTCAACGAGCGTCTTGACCGTATCGACGCCACCAACCGTGCACTGACGGAGGTGCTCGCTGCCTTGCAGAAGAATGGCATCCATGCCACTGTCAACAAATACGGACGTGGTGGTATCGCTACACAGGCGCAAGACGGTGCCAACTTCATGCGACGCAATAGCGGCGACACGCTCTGGCGGAAATAAAGGTTTCATCAATTCATCAGTTCATCAATTAAAGGTTTCATCAATTCATCAATTCATTAAATCATCAATTCATTCATGCGTGGAGAGGAAGTAAAAATTGACTTGAAGTTGCCCCGGAACTGGAATGACTGTTCGTTGTTCCAGCTCCGGGCAATTGCTGACATTCTCGTGGGTTGTGCCATGCGGCAGTCACGTTACCGGCAGTTCAGTATCGACGATGTGAAGATAGCGTGTTTCATCCGGTTGTCGGGTATCGAGATCATCAAGGGGGTAGATGCCTCATTGCCCGTCGAGGAACAATGCTACCTTTGTCGTTTGTTGCCTTACACTCTCGACGATGAGCATCGCTGGCATGGGCTTTATCCGCGTTGGCAGCTCTTCCGTCGTTGGGTAAGAAAATGCTTCGGTAAAGAAGCCGTCACCTTCCCGTTGTATCTTTGGCAGATTCAGAGTTGGCTGACACCGCAGAAACATGGGCGCAGGACGTTGCCCGGCAAACTCGACTGGCTTGACACCACGAATGGCAACCAACTCCTTGCTTTTCCTTTTCCGTCCGTGCGGTGCCGAAAGGGTAGGGTAGGGGGAAGCATCGTCTTCCATGGTCCTAACCTTTTCATGGATGGCTTTACGTGGCAGCGTTACCGCTTTTGTCAAGACTATATGGAGGCCGTGAGGATGGCGGAGAACCGTCTCGTACAGCTCACGCAGCAATATGCGGTCTTGCTCAGGCGCAGGCCACACGATCGTGCGGACCGCAAGAAACAAGGACAGGCGACACGAACGCTGATACAGCAGAGTGAGTATGTGCAAAAAATGCACGCACACTTCCTGGCTACCATCTTTATACGCAAGGTTCGTTATGCCGATGCGGAGAGCGGACGACGAAAAAGAGATTTTCAATACCAAGCCGGGCAGTCCGTTGCGAACATGAAGTATTTCCTTTCCTTTTCACAAAAGGACTGGCAACTCGTGGCGTTGTGGTGGCAGGGCATGATGCACTGGCTCTCGACACAATACCCTAAAGTCTTCAAGACTTCCAAGGTGGAGAATAAGAAGCCCGTCAACCCGATGGAGGTCTATACCCGCACGACCGCCACACTGGAGAAATATCTGCATACCACCGCCGCCGCCCTCGACAATGAACCCTACACCACCGTCTTGCAACAGCTCAACGACATTATGGTACGCAATGAGGAATTTGAACGGATTAATCGTGAAATGAAGAAATAATTTCGCTTTTTCCTAAAAAAAATCTGCAAAACATTTGGTACTTATTCGCTTTTTCCGTAACTTTGCACCGATGATTGATGAAATCATCAAATGATGAAACCATGAAATCATCAAATGATGAAGTCATGAAAACATCAAATGATGAAATCATCAAATCATCAATGTACATGAAATTAAATCTTTAAGAATAGTGTTATGAGCAGACTCAAAGAAGTTTTGGCATTTGCCAACAATAAAGGTGGTGTGGCAAAGACGACCACCGTGCAGAATGTGGCAGCAGGTTTGTTGTTAAAAAATTCTGATTTGCGTATCTTGTGTATTGACCTCGACCCGCAGGGAAATCTATCGTCCCTTCTGGGTTGGGTGGAGAAACGGCGGCGGATTGGTGCCGTGGCGACGACCATTGCAGAAGCCTTGCGTAATGGCGATGACAACAGCTTGCCTGTCTATGAGAGTAGCAAAGGACTCTATTATGTTCCCGCATCTTCCTTCCTTTCCGACATCGAGCCGGACTTGCACCGGCAGATGCAGTCGAAGCTCGTGCTGGCTTCCTTGCTGGGTAATGAGTTTTTGGATATGGATAACCTTTATCTTCATGCGCCTGCGCTGTCCGAGGCGGTAGAGACACGCTATGTAGAGGATGTCTTCGACTACGTATTGATAGATTGTGCTCCTGCCTTGTCAGAGCTTACCTACAACGCGCTGGGTGCCGCGTCGGGTGTTGTCATCCCCGTACAGCTCGGTTCGCTGTCTGTTGACGGTATCGGCAGGATGATTGATGCTTACAAGCAGGTGCATAAGAAGCTCAATCACGATCTTCGTATGCGTGGCTTGCTCATCGTCATGGCCGACGAACGGACGAATATCGCCCGTGACACCATCGACTATTTGCGGGAGACCTACGAGGCCGACGTTTTCCAGACCCGCATCCGGCAGACGGTGAAGATTGGGGAGAGTCAGTATCAGCATGAGGATATTTTCACCTATGCCCCGGATTGCACGGCGGCAAAGGACTATGGCGAGTTTGTCGATGAATTGTTGGCTACACAAAATGAGGAGGATGTCGCATGAACTTCAAGGATAGAAAACGTAAGAACATGGTAGTGTCTTCCGCTGCCATTCTCGACACGGAGGCACAGAACGCAGAGTTGGCGCGTCAGCGTGAGCAGGAGAGTGAGACGGCAGCGCGTGTTACCGCTACAAAGAAGCAGTCGGGTAGGGGAGCAGAGAAGGCGCCGACGGTCTTCTCTTCCGAGCGTTTGCAGGAGGCGAAGACAAAGGTCATTCAGACACGGGCACCGCTCTCACTCTATGCCAAGCTGAACATGATCCGTGTGATGGACGAGAAACATACGTCCATCGGACAGATGATGCTGGATGCGCTCAACGCCTATGTGGAACAGCGTTATCAGCAGTTGGGGCTCAAAGAATGATGTCTCACAAAGGGGTGTTACCAAGTCTTCGTAAAAGTGTTACCAACCCTTCGTAAAAGTGTTACCAACCTTTCGTAAAAGTGTTACCAACCCTTCGTAAAACTTATGCGTAACTTTCTGATTATCAATACAGACGAAAAGAGCAACATACAACCTATAACCTTCAACTCTCTTTATAAAGAAAAAGAAGGTTGTAGGTTGCAGGTTGTAAGTTGCTCAATAAGAAAGTATTGTCAGTCAGTGAGTTACAATCGAGTTTTACGAAGGGTTGGTAACAGTTTTACGAAGGGTTGGTAACAGTTTTACGAAACATTGGTAACACTTTTACGAAGGATTGGTAACACCCCTACAATCATTGTTGTTATGACAGAAAAAAGCAAAAAACAACAGCCTGTCACCCCGCGTGACCTGGATAAGAGCCGTTGGATCAAGACACCCGTAGTCTATGCACAGCAGGTAGCGACACTCAACCGGATGCAGCAGGACGTGATGTTTATGGTCAGTCAGCGGATGCAGAACTATATTGAGGGTTTCTTCAATGATGGCCGTGACCAGCTTGACAAGACCCCGAACCCCGCCATTCCTGATGATGTCATCCGCAGTGGCATTCCGCCCGTGCGCCTGATGCTCAGTGACCTCGTAGACAAATATCACTATGGCCGGTTGGTGGAAGCGTTGAAAGATATTCGTGACTTGTCTATCCGTACCAAATCGGTAGAGCAGATGACGGATGCCGACGGACATCCGCTTCTTGACAAGAAGGGGCAGCCGGTGAGAAAGCAGGTGTTGAAACTCACGCCGGTGTTCAGTCAAATTGTGATTCCGGAGCTCGACACCAGCTTTTCGTTTGTTGACAAGCAGACGGGTAACTGGGTGGAGAGCGTGAACTACAAGGCGGGGTATGTTGATTTCAAAATCAATCCCTATGTGGCGGGTGTCATCTTCGACATGAACCACGGCTTTGTGGAGCACCTGGCAAGGATCGCAAAATATAGCAAGACAGATGCCGCGTCGAAGATATATATCTTTATCAAGACGAAGATTTTTGTCTTCCACAGCAATAAGTTCCGTGTGTCGGTCCTCGACGTGAAACGGGCTACGGGACACTATATCGTCAGTTATAATGATGTCACGGATATGGAGGCGGTGACGGAGAAATACCCGCGGTGGAACGACTATTGCAACTATGTCCTTAACCCTGCTCAGCGTGACCTTGACCGTCTGGCACTCATCAACGACACGGAGTTTACCTTCCGTTATCGTCCGCTCTATAAGGGTACGAAGAAACGGGGGTTGCCGGACGAACTGGAGTTTACCGTCTATCCCTCAGAGTTGGGCAAGGAGCGCACCAAGAGCAAGGGCAAGACACCGCAGGCCGTGGAGCAGGATCTCTTTGCCGCCGACCCGAAGTCACGGCAGGAGATGGGACGGCAGGACTGGCAGCATCTCGTCGACGCGTATAAGGGACCGTTGAAAGAAGCGCTCTCCCGTTGCCGGTTCCTGAATGTAGGCAGTGACGAGGCAGGAACTTGCTTCCATGTGCTTTTTGCCACGGAAGGGGATTATATGACGGTAAAGAAGAATCAGTGTGCCTTCCGGGAGTTTATGCGTTTGTGCTATAAATCCTTTGGGCAGACTTATCAGAACGTCTACGGGCATTACCGCAAGGTGTGATGTCCGTCATTCGACAGAGAAAAAGCGTACCTTTGAGTAGTGAACTTAAAGATACGCTTTTTCTATGAATGAGAACTGCAATTACAATTTTAATTTCAATGTCTACGTGTGGCTGATGTGCCCTTTGCTGGGCATGATGCTTTGGCTGATGTCGGGTTGCGCCACGCATAAGTCGATGGATGTCGTGTCGGCTCATGCCGTGGACTCATCGCGCGTCGTTACGCAGCGGCATGACAGCAGTAGGGTAGTGGTGGCGGATAGTGCCACAACTGTTGCGTCTCACGTCAATTCTGTGGTGTCCTATGCCAACGATTCTGTTCGTATCGACGAGACCATTACCGAGGATATTACGACGACGACGGATTCCCTGGGCCGCAGTGTGCGCCACGAGCAGCGCAAGACCCATCGTGTGACGACAGGCTTGCGTCAGGCTTCTCAACAGCAGAATGTCGTTGCGTCGCAGCAATCGGTCGTCTCTCATCATACGGAAGCTACGGAGGTGTCAGCGCTGAATATCGATAGTCTGTTGTATCATAAAAAAGATACCGCCGCGACCCATGAGCTGACGGGTGCGGCGGTATCAAAGAAGAAATCATGGTGGACAAGGGTCACAGACGCTGTGAATGATATTCTCCGCATCGCCTTCTTTGCCGCCATCGGCTATCTTGTTTATGTTTTCTGGCCGTTAATAAAAACTTTCCTTTTGAAGATTTTACAAGGATTCAAGAAATTGCAACAGAAGAAATGATAAAACACCTATGAAGCAGTACAACCGTCACGACCGTCGCCCGCGTCCTCATGCACTTCTCCCCCGCGAGCACTATGCCTATAAGGAGCGCAGCCACTCTTGGAAACCTAAGATGGCCTTCGACAACGAGGCCAGTGCCCGTAACTTTCTCTATTCCCGTTATCGCAACCCTGAGCTTTGCAGCGTCTATGAGTGTCCTATCTGTCACAAATGGCATATATCGACGCTGCCACAAGGCTCAGCCGAAAGCAAAGAGTGAACGACGAAAACGGTCGGCATATTGACGTTGTACGAAGAGCTTTTCTACGCGCCGCACTGTTGTCGTTGCCGCCATAGAGTCCGAACGTCTACACTCACCGATGCAGGCAAATTCGTCCGGCATCGTGTACTCGCTGACGAAGACGGGATAAGGACGGCTTAGTGCCCATTCGTAAAACTCCTGATGGTTGAACCCCTCACAATACTCCGCGCCTGTCTGAATATACGGAATGTCGCAATAGACGGTGGAGTGGGGCGGGATAGGAACACTTCGGTGGTCGCCGATATGAGTTATTAACGATACCTCCCCCACTCCTATATTCTGAATGGCAGCCAGCCTTTCTAACCTTTCTAAATTTTCTAACCTTTCTAAACTTTCTAAACTTTGTAGACTTTCTAAACTTTGCAGTCTTTCCAGTCTTTCCAGATTTTGCAAACTGCCATGGTCGCAGATTTGTCCTTTCGGTCGTGTCTTTGTGCTTTTGCGTGTGTGGCAGGAACGGTAGAGGGGGTTGCTGTCGATGAGTGATGCGTCGCCGATGGCTTTCAGCTTTCTGATGATAGCAGGACCGAAGCGTAGTCGTCTGAGGTGGCGGTCATGGACGCCTTTGAGAGCGGCATAAGCACTGTCGGCGACTTCCGGGCAGAGCCGTTGTAGTTCGTTCCATTCGTCGAATACAACAGCATAGTGACACGCACGCTTATAAGGCTCCAGTGGTTGGGCATACATGTAGTCGGTGAGGTTGTTTCCGAAGGAGAAGCAGATGGCGGCATACGGGTCTGAATCTCTTAATTGAAAGAAGTCCTCACGGCTGATCCATCGGTTTTCATCGTGGAAACCGCCGTGGATGGCCATGTCGTAGGCTTTTGGTAACATAGGGTTGATGTCGTTGATGACATAACGCCGGTATCTTCCTTGTGTCATCATGTAGTGCGTTACGGAACAGCCACCGCAGAATAAGTCTACGAAGGTGTCGCCCGGTGGAAGATTTTCACCGAGCCATGTGATCACCTTGTTTTTACTTCCCCGGTAGGGGATTCCGTAGTTTTTCCATTTTCTTGGCATGATGTCAAACCGTAGCTGATATATTATTTTTCTCGGCAAAGGCGTTGATTTCCTTGCGCACCATGCCCATGATGAGCTTGGCGTTGGGATGTGCCTTACCCGTCTTCTCGTAGTAGCGCAGGTCGATGATGTGACGCCACTCACGGACGGAATAGGTGTAGACGACCTTTGTTGCCGCGTCGAGGGGGATGGCACCGCGTGCATCCTCCGGCTTCATGCCGTATTCGAGCAGTTGATTGTAATAATGTGATGCGCTGTCCATGGCGTGCTGGTAGGCGAGATGCTTGCAGATGTCACGCTCCCGCTCGCTCTTATCCTCACCTTCCCGCAACTCGTGCATGAAGTCGTCATCATACCACCATGGTTTGCAGATGACGATGTTCTCACCGCTCTTGCAGTAGCGTGTGCTCCGCTCGGCGATATTATTCGGTGATGTGCGGTTGAGCTCTCGTGCCGTACCGATTTGTGTTGTCAGGCAGAAGGTTAGTCGTACGATGTCGAAGAGTTCAGGGTGTACCTTAGCGTTCTCTAATACGTCCTCTAACTTCATCTCCTGAGCGTAGTCCGTGTCGTAGAAGAAGTTTTTTGAGAGTTTGAACTCCTGTTCGTTCGTCGACAACCAGATGGTTTGATGGCGAAAAGCGTTTGCTTGGTCGAAGTTGACTACGGTGTTGTATGGGCAGATGCTGTAGTAGCGTGACTCATGGTGCACGTCGACATCCTTGTAACAGAAGTACCGGCTGGCGTGCCGCAACATACTCACGTGTCCGGACTTCATCAGTCCGTCTACAAGTTTCTGAGGGTCTTTCCCCTCGCCTTCATGTCCATAACAAACTCTTGCGCATCGCGCAATGTGCTGTGCGGCGGAAACATTTTCTTCCGTCCACAACTCTACGCTCGGATTGATAATCTCCATAATTGATGAATTGATGAAATGATGAATTAATTAAACCATTTTATAATTGGGTCGCCTTTAAATCCCTTTTGCCAAATGAACCATGCGTAGGCGGTAGCAGAACCGGAGTATTTTTCAAAGTCTCCATTCATGGCGCACGCAAGACGGGAGGAAGACACCCATACACGGATAGGAGGAAAAATCCGGAAAAGTTCACGTCTTTGCTTTCCTTCAAGGAATGTGAGTTTGAGAAACATAGCTACTTTGTTCCCTCGTGGTATGATTCTTATCGCTTTTTCAACAAACTCTTTAGCCAGTGCATAAGGTGGATTGGTGATAATATCTCCGTTCCATTCTGTGTTGGCCATATCAAGAAAGTCAGCTTGTTCACCATATCCGTGATTGATAAGGTCACGTGATGTAACGTGATACCCCCCCCAGGCCGTCCGAGAACTAGATTGCGGCTTAATTGTTGATCGTAAAACGTTCGATTTAACGCAAGGTGCACACTTCTTCAAAGAACTATGTTCTGATGACAGTTTGACACCTCTTCGGGAGTTCTCGGACAGTCTCCCCCGTTTCAGTACTTCACTAATATGCCCTTCTCCACAGCATGGTTCAAGAATGTTATTGTTGAAATGTTCTAATTTCAATAACAGTTCCGTAGCTTTTGGTTCCGTAGCATAATAATCGAAAGCTCCTCTGTCTTGTTCGGTGTGATTGCTGGCTCCAAGCGTCTTGAAGACTCTCGCTCTGCCGTTTTTTGCGTGTACGCTTTTATCATATTGCGCAACGGGATCCATATCAAATAAATCTTTCATACGCTTTCCAGTAGATGTAGTCCGCTCTCTTTGTTGATGACAAAAATGGCGGGTTCGCCGTTGTCGGAGACGCGCATCTGGAATCCGGCAGCAGTGAGGTAAGACAAGATGATGGTCAGCGGATCACCTAACGAGCAGGGATAGGCTTTGAAGAAGGTACGTAGGCGTGCATCGTCGAAGACCTCAGAAGCCATGCGTTCCGTGTCCGTCGGCATGTAAGCGTCGATGAACGCCTTGATTTTTTCGTGGACGACGAAATCTTCAAGGGACGGACCCTTTTTCTCTTCGTCCTCGTCGGTATTTTTTCTTTTTTGACCCATAGTTTATCTTTGGTTTAGCCGCAAAATTACAGAAAAGAAGCGAATAAAACAAAGATGAACTTAATTTTATTTTGTCAAATCGAGAAAATATTTAAGATGATATGAGATTTTTAGGAAAATTCGTTTTATCTTTGCACTCAGATTTGCGGTACAGAAGTCCGCAGAGTGCTGATACCGCATAGCGTTTACAAGAAAAACAATCTCTGAACAATGGTAGAAAAAACATATTTCTATTATCGGTGCGACGTGCACAGCAAGGTAGGCCGTCATCTTACCGAGTTCTGGCGTGCCTATGAGAAAGCGCAGGAGCGCGCTGAGCAATATGCGCAAAAAGCCGGTGCTACCAGTTACGTGCAGCCGGTGGAATATTTCGGTGGTGGCGTGGAATATGTCTCTTTTGACAAAGAGCCTGACCCGCTTGTTTGGCGCAAGCGTCTGACCGATGCCGATGGGGTGGTGTGCTACGAGCCGAATTGCGTAGCGCAACACGAGATCATGTGTATTCCCGACCATCGGATGCAACCATCGGATAAGTGGAACATGCTGTTCAGCAAGGAACGCTTCACCTGGAAGGAAGCCAAGCTGATGAAGCCATTGCGATATTGGTTGAAGGCCATGGGAAAGACACCCTCTTCCGACGAGGAAGCAGACAAAAAACTCGTGGAAGAGCACTTTCAGTACTACGCCTTTGTGCCCTTCATTCATTTCGTTGGCAGTGACGATACCGACTACCGTCAGTCCGAGACACGTCGGCGTGACGGGAATAAGAAACGGCAGGTAGCCCCACGCGCCCTGCATGAGGCTGTCTATATGGAGAAGACGCGTGAGCAGTTGCCTACCGTGCAGGCGGAATGGCTTTTTGCCATCCTCGGCATCGAGGATGCCGTGTCAGACGCCAGCAAGGGTAAAGCGCCGGTGCTGATGCGAGAGACTCCGACCTTCTTCATCTACCGCGATACCTACTACCTGCGCGTTATCAAAGAGTGCAAGGCCGAGGGTCTGCATCTCATCCTGCCTTCGGTCTATGCCACTCAGTTAGAGAATGCCAGGGCTCAGCAGCAGATGGACGACGAGGCCTATCGCGCCTTCATGGAAGGAGCTAAATAGGCTTGTCTTCCGCCACCATCGCATTGTCAGCGTCATAGCTTTGCCGCTGATAGAGTTTGGCCAGTTCCGCACTCTGCCGCTCGATAATATCCATGAGGCGGTTGCGTTCCGCATCGAAGGAAGCCTGACAATCCCGGCGGATCTGATTCTCCCGTTCGTGGTGCTCTCGCTCCAGTTTGATAATCTCCTGCGAATGCTTTAATTCCAACATTATATTCTCATTACTGATGCCCGCGTCGTTTTGCTGCCCGTTCGACGCACTGGGCGGGGCGGTCTCCTCCATGGCCGTCTCGCCCTTTTCTTTTCTCTGTCTTTGCAATCCTTCCTCGACAGCCGCCTGTTGGCGTTTGCTGCCTATCTTCCGCTCCGTGATATGTGGGTTGCTCACCACCTTTGCCGCCGTACCATGGCCGTAGCCGTCACGAGGGTCACGGATGGTGGTGCCGTCGGTATGCGTGAAGTGTACCGCCGCGTCATCGTCATCGTCACGGATGAACCACGACAGCGGTACGGAATAGTAGTTGCAGAAGCGCAGCATCGCTGTGAGATGGACGGGCGTGCGCCCTTGCAGCCATCGGTTGACACCGGCATAGTCAGCGGTGTTGAAAGCCTCTAAGAGGTCACGTTTGGAAAGATTGTGCACTGTCATAAAACGTTGCAGCGCGCCGTAATCATAACTGTAATCCATAGTTCTTATATTTAATATGACGTTTGTATTTTGTTGTTTTTTAACTTTGTAAGCGCTGAAAAATCAGCTCCGTCCTCTCATATCATCTCGAAAATCATATTGCGGAAAACAAATACGATATTCAGTTGAAATGTTAAAGGAATTAGATTTTTCAAGTTCATCTTTGATTTTACAAAATAAATTTTTTACCTTTGCGCAAAAATACAAAAAGTAATCGTGACAACAAAGATGATAGTTAATAAAATCATTCAGCCGAAGGCACATTTATCCTCTGACGACCTCACTCCACAGGAGAAGGAAATCCTTTTCACGCTCATGCAGAAGTACGGTGCGAGCCGTGGTTTTGCCTATGACCGTTTTTTCAAGGAGGGCTTCTCACTTTGGGAGCTGGAGGGCGTGGACCAGATCAAGCGCCGTTTCCTGTCTGAGCATAAAAAAGAGATATTCCCTTCTGAGGTAAAGGCGAAGACCGCCGACATCATTGATGGGAAGGGCGTGTTCTACCGCACTCTTGGTCTCCATGTCGGCATGAAGAAGCTCTTCACGGAGTTCATGGCCAACTTAGGCATGGGGGCTAACAGCGTGCTGAACAAGTTTTCTACCGATGACTGGAAAGCCTACGAGGTTGTCGGTGTCTTGCGTATCGCCGAACTTTTCGAGACGAAGTTATCACAGCGCAAGGAGGCTGTGACAGCATGACCGGTGGTGAGCGACGAAAGGGTAGGGGACGGCGCTCTGCGCACGTGATGTTCTATCATGTTGCCGTGTCCGTTGACTATCGTGGTGTGAATGACGACGAACTAACCTTTGTCTTCCGGGGTGCGCCCTATAATACCATCGTCACCATCTTTCGCTACCTTGTCGGTGGCGGTTGTGGGATTGCCCAGGGTGCACGCGTCAAGAAAGAATATGATATAGTCCGGCGCATCGGTTACGGTTACGAGCGTGTGGCGGCTTATATGGTTCAACCCGATTTTCGCTTTGCCAGTCTCGACAGTCAGAAGATACTTATAGAAGCCTTGCTGCACCGCTATCTGAACTGTTCCGTGGAGTGGATGGGCTACGATAAATTCCTAAATGTATAATCGATATAAAAACTTACTATGACAATTTTAGATGTTACCATAGACTTTGAGACCTGCGCCCTGTCTGCCAACGCTGCCGTGATGCAGTTGGCGGCCGTCCCTTTCAAAAGAAACCCGGAAGCGTTCAGTTATAAGAACGTTTTCGACCGTGATATGCTGACTTTTAATGCGAGGGTCGATTTGCGCTCTTGCGTGATGGACGGTTTCGACTTTGACAAAGATACGCTGAAATGGTGGGCCGATAAGCCGCAGGTGCTGAAAGATGAAGTGATGGGTGGCGACTGCTATCCGCTGAAAGAAGTCATGGAGCAATTCGCCGAATGGCTCGTTGACATCTCTTCTGACAAGGAAAATCCCGTCATCGTTCTCTGGGCGCAGGGCGCTGACTTCGATATAGCCATTTTGCGTAACGTCTTTAGAAAATATAAACTTACTCTTCCCGTCGCTTTCCATAATTTCCGTGATGCCCGTACCTTCATCATTGAGAATGGTGCCGCCTTACTCCTCGACCATCCGGAGGAAGGCATTGCCGACAACAGTAAAGTCTACGAGAAAATCCCCGCTATGCCGGGAACGAATGAGGGTATGCCTCACAACGCCTTGTTTGATGCCGTGCGCACCTCATGGAACGTGGCGTATATCTTTTCGCAGATTGGAAGCATAAGAAGTATTTTCGATTGATGATTTGAGGAGTAAGCAATGATTTATGACCCTTTTTTAGATGAACTGGCGGCGTTGCCTCTGACGCTGCTCGTCAAGCCCGCCTCTGAGCAGGCCGTTGACGGGCAGACCTCGTGCTGGTGTCCGTTCTGTAAGAACACACCGCACAAGGAGAGTGCCGGAGGCAGCACCACGCCCCATTTTATCATCTTCAACCGTAGGCGTGGCGGACTCTACGGACAGCCCGTGGAGTTCTGGATGTGTACACGCACAAAACGTTGCGGATGGGGTGCCGTGGAGCTCTATGCCGCCATGAAGGGACTTGGCTATTGGTGGCAACAAAACCAATACGCGCCGCGCACTTTCGTCTGTGAGGGGGAGGATCTGAGACAGGCGTGCATCGGCTTATGCGAGAAGGCCGGACGCTCGCTGGAGGAAGTGAAAGAGAAATGGCCACAACTGGCGGCACGGGACTACCGTCGTCGGGCGGTAAGACCGCAGTCTGTGGTGACGTTTGAACCGAAGACGGACTTTACGCCGCAGGACTTGGTGGCACTGGGCTGTACGACATGGCTCAACAAAGACGGGGTGGAGCAATACGGCTTCTCGTCGAAGAATACCGAGGCGGAATGGCAGTTCCATCCGTCGATGTTGCAGAAGGACTTCCATCTCTATGCCGTCGGCAAGGTGACATTGCCTGCCGTACAGCGCAAAGGTGAGGAGGTCAGCGAGGAACTGATCTCTACACCGTGGAACCCTATCTTTGTCTGTATCGCTGACGGTGACAAGGAAAGCTGTGGCAGCATCTTCCGTCCCGCCGTGGAAGAAGCCCCACCGATGGTCTTCTCAAATAACAAAGAAGAAAATACCGTGTCGAAAGTGAGCCGGTGGCTGGCAGGGGATAAGGTCTTCGAGAGGGCGGTAGGCTATTATACGAGTGAGTCGACGGGTGTCGTTCGTGCCATCAAAGAGTGCGACGATAAGGAGACCTATGCCACGACGAAGCAGATATGGGAGGAAGATGTCGATTCCAAAGGCCATCCGAAGATGGAACTGAAAGAGGTGCCTATCCCTAACAGCGAGGTGCGTGCGAGGAATATCATCTTCTGTCCTACGGCTCAGGATGCCATCGCCACCTTCTATCACATGAAGGCGCTGCGCATGACCTATCCCCATCTCTTTGGTAATCGTTGGTATCATGTATGTTGGCCGTATGGTGCTGTGGACTTCACACGTGTGCATTATAACAAGATGCGGCGCTTTGCCGACAACCTCTATACGTTGTTCCCAGCCTCTCAGCGCGCCTTGGTAAAGGCGCACGCCATCAGTTGCCGTTTCCGTGACATCATGCGGGCTCAACTGCCGCAGACGCTGACGGAGAGCGAACATCAGTATTTCCCACGCCTTTACTGCCATCCCGTCCAGACGGTGCGTGATTTTTTTCTCGCTTATAAGATGACGCCGCGCGAGAGTTATCAGAATGACAATGATCTGAACCGTCTCTTCTCTTCCTGTATCACGTCGGCGCTATGCTCAGATCCCTTCGAGCGGAAAGAAAAACGTGACCGCTACAACATGGTGAAAGAGGTCTACTATACCATCAATCCCGCTACGTTGTGGGAGTTTATGGCCTCGCAGGGTTATGCCCGTGATGTCAATCTCGACAGCGATGACAAGATAGGCCGGTATGTGCATATCGACGGACCCTTCGCCGACGAGCTCGATGCACCTTCTATGGTGCAGGCCGTCGTCGAAAATCTCAAAGCCTATGCGCGTCAGCTCAACGACACACGGGTGGGAATGCCTGATGAATATGAGCTGATGCTCCAGGCAGTATTGCGTGCCAATAAGGAGATCAACGAGAAGAGCATTGCGTCGCTGCCTGTCGTGAAGCTCAACTATACCGCAGGCTACGGCCGACATCTCGAACACTTCTTCTATCAGAATGGTGCCTTGCGTATCACGGAGAAGGAGATTACCTTGTTGCCGTATGACAGCATCGACTTCAACGTGGACAGAGCCGAGAAGATGCCATGGAACTTCACGCCGACACGAGACGTACCCTTTGCCATCAACGAGAATCCGGAATATCAGAAACGGCTGGAGGAGATCAAACGCAAGGAGGCTGAGAAAGACGCTGACGGCAAACCTGTCTATACGCTTGCACAACTCGACATGGAGAAGAATGCCTTAGAGGTGTGGGGACAGTCGCACCGTTGGATCATCGACTGGCGAGGAAAGAAAGAGCCGGAGATGTGGCCTGCGCTGCGCGTCTTGCGTGGCTTTGCCAATGAGGATTGGGAGCATGAGCAGGAGCTGTTGCACGAGGGTAAGACGTTCTCGAAAGATGAGCAGATGGAACTCGACAACCGCTTTGCCAATCTCATCTTTTGTCTGGGACGTATCTTGTGGCGCTTCCATACCACGAAGTCGAACTGCATTCCCTATCTTATCGAGAATGTCGTCACGGCCAGTAACCGCGCTGAGGGTGGTAGCGGTAAGTCTACCTTCGTGCGTATCTTTGCAGGCTGTGCCGCACATATCCTGAACGTGTCCGGTAAGGACTTGGTGAGCAATAAAGAGTTCGCCGCCAACCTTGCGCAGTATGTGCTGCACCGTGACCGTATCGTGCATTGGGAGGATGTGGACTCGTCATTTGATTTCGCCAAACTCTACAACTATACCACGGGTGACTTCTCTTACCGCAAGATGTACAAGGACTTGATAACGGTACCACTGAATGAGGGCCCTTCACATATCGTCACGTCCAACTATCCCCTGCACGACCTCGACGATTCCACCATGCGCCGTGTGTGCCTTGGCGGTTTCTCCCATCGCTTTGCGGGTAAGAACGTGATGAAGAATAAGTCGGCGCGTGCCATCTCTGACATCATGCCGGATTTCGACCCGGTATCGCCTGAGAACCTGAACCCCGTCACACGCAATCAGATTACGATGATCTGTGCCGTGGCCGTACAGTTTGTCATGCGCTACGATGAGAAGGTGGACGCACAGAAGAAATACATGGACCAGCGTACACTCACGCAGTCTTTGGGCGAGGCGTTCCTCCGTTTCGCCCGTGTCTTCTTCTCACGGGAAGAAGTCTTCGGTGTGCCGGTTGACCTTGACTCTATGCTCGACGAGTACAAGAATGACTTTGCCGAGGCGTCGAAGAATAAATCCGACTCGTTCTCGCCGAAGGCATTCAAGCGTCGCATCCTCGACTATTGTGAGACAGAAGGCATCGCCATGAACCCACCACAGCTCTTCAAGAAAGCCGATGGTACGTTGTTGAAGAAAGCCGAGCAGACCAACTATTTTGCGCATAAGGCTTGGTGCACGCGTCAGTATTTTGTCGGTCGTGACTGGGAGGATGACACCACGATACAGCCGAAGCGCATCCGTGAACTGGAGCGTACCGAGCACGCCGTCTACTTCTACCGCAAGGGTAAGGACGAGATTCCGGCCAACAACGATGAACTCATGGTACGTTACAATGAGTTTATCCGCAAGCCCGACCCGGCACCTATCGAGGATGAACAAGGTCTGCCTGTCATCCTCACGGAAGAAGAGAAACAGCGGTGGCGCAACTACCTCGACGGCAAACAACGGAAGCGTGTCTATCCTACCCCCGCGCCTGCCAACGGTACAGCACAAGACCCGGCACTCGACCCAGACATGCCTTTCTAATAATGATTGTTATTCACCATTTAAACATAAAAAATTATGGCTCGTTACAGATTTTCTATCGACCTTGGCGCTTATATCGGCGCACGTTACATCAATTTCACCGAAGGTGAGGGAAAGAAGGTCATTCCCGGCATCTTCATCCCTGCCGGTATCAACGGCATTGAAGTCAAGCAGGACAACCGCCAGGAGGGTAAGGGTAATGGCAGCGGCTTTCGTGCCTTCCTCAACTTCCAGCAGCGTCCTGTCAACTACAAGCTCATTGACAGCATCAAGCAGCGTCTTGTATCGCAAGGAGAGACACCTACTGCCTATAATGTCCCGGCGTATGACGTGTGCTATGTTCTGCCGGAGGAGAAACGTAAGGCCATCCGTAAGAACCTTGCGAAAGCGGTGCTCATCGCTCATCCGGAATGGAAAGACCAGCCCGACGAGAAAGGTACCGACCTTGCTCGCGCTATCTCTACGATGATGCCGTTCTCTATTGGTATCAGCTACCTCATGGAGGATCAGCACAGCGCAGCTCCGATGGCGTCGTCCAACGCTCCCGTGGCGCAGGGTGTTGCCGGTTATACCCCCGCTACCCCCGCCCCCGCAGATGCCAATGGCAGCGACCCGTATGCCGAAGACCCAGACCTTCCATTCTAACGTAAAATCATTAAAGCAATAAGAATATGAAATTCAATGTTTCTCGTACCGACCTGCTTCGTGTGCTGAACGCGCTGATGAAGGTCATCTTAAAGAAAAACGCTATTGCCGTTCTCGAAAATGTCCTCGTGACACAGAACGGTGACGCTTTCACGGCTACCTCGTCCTCGCAGGAGAATACGCTCGTCATGCCCTTGGCGCTGACCATGCTGGAGGGTGATTTCAAACCGTTCTGCATCAACCCTAATCTGGTGTCATCGTTCATCAGTGCACTGCCGGAACAGCCGCTGACGTTCGAGATTGACAATAAGCTCACCACGGCGCGTATCAGCTATCAGGGTGGTGAGGTACGGATAACGATCCAGTCTGCCGATGACTTCCCGCGCACGCAGCCGATGAACGCGCCGAAGGTCTCGTTTGAACTGCCCACGGACGTGCTGCTTTCCTGTTGCAAGGATGCCGCTCAGAGTACCGATCATAACGTGATACGCCCCGTGATGAATGCGGTATGTCTGGATGTCACCAATGAGGGTGTCGTCTTCGTTTCATCCGATGGTAGGACGCTTTATAAGTACGTCTACAGCCATGGCGTGCCCTTCTTGAAGTCTGGTGCTCCTACTGAGCTCTTAATGCCTGGTGCTGTGGTATCAGCATTGACCGCGCCTTTTGCCGGTGCCGAGACGGTGCTGATACAAGCTGACAACAACGGTATGGAGATTATCTCTGGTGGCACCTGCTTCACGATCCGTACCATTGAGGGCAAATATCCTAACTACAATGCGGCGATCCCTACCGACAATGATTATCACGTCATCATGCCCGTGAAGTCGCTGAAAGAAAGTATCTCACGTGTGGCGGTCATGGCCAGTATCGCCTCGTGCATGGTGACGCTCTCTTGCGAGAAGGGTCAGTTCTACCTCTCATCCATCGACCTCGACTTTAACCATGAGGCAAAGGAAAATCTTCCGCTCGCCGATGTCGAGGACGCCTGCAACCTTCCCGACGGTTACAAGATTGGTATGCGCTACGACAATCTCCGCAAGATGCTCGATTTCGTCTCTTCCGACAATGTGCGTATGGAGTTTGGTGAGCCGTCCCGTGCTATCATCATGCACGACGAGACGACATCGCCCTACACCGGCCTCGTCATGCCGCTGATAGTGGAAGCGTAGAATGTTGAAACTGTCTTTAACCACAACGTGTCCGGGCAAGTCTGTTAGGGGGGGGTATCATCAACCCGTTAATACCGCCAACGGTGGGCTTGCCTGCACACTCAATACAAGATATGAGGCAATCGGTTGTAACAATATTATAACGCTTGCCCATTATCCTATGACGGTTGTGTTGTTTGAATATGATTTATAAGTTTGTAGGCTGGACTCGCCATAGCAAAGACGGAAGCGTAAGCAAGTACCATTTTAAGGATATTTGCAATACGATAACGTCTTTCTGTGGGGGGAGGGTATAAAGGAGTAACAACGCCACATGTAAGAATAGAATATGAATTATAAGCACCTCATACGGGGGGGGCATGAACTTCCGATAAGCGTAAGTACTGACGGCACGGCAATGTCTTTGCGGTCCGTATATTACAAGGCTTGTGGAGCCAACTTCGTTTTAAAAAGAAATGACGGATTTAATGAGACAGGAATAATGGTCGTTTATGAAATATGACAGAATCATTCAAATAGGGCATATCAAAGAACATCATAGGAATAATGCCCAACGAGACAGAATCTATTTTGCAAACGGCATTGCTGCCACCGTGTTTAACTATGCGGGGGGGGGTGGATTTGTTCCTAACATTTTAGTAGAGTATGCCTTATAACAGAACTTATTCAAGTCGTATCAATCGCATGATTAGGGGGGGGTAATAGATAAGCCCTATCTCTGGGTAGACGCCTATAACGGTATTGTCAGTGACGAGATATATGGCACATTGACAACTCGTATTTCCTCCAGCAATCATTATTTCGTTTCCGTACCAATTTTAGACTCGTGTTTTGATAAAGATTTACAAAGAACTATGATAGCAAAATTCATCCCTAACGCCGACCCGCGTTTGTTTGATATTCGTAAGCTCACGCCCGTAGAGTGTTTTCGTTTGATGGGCGTGCCGGATAACTATATTGCCAGAATGACGGATAATCCGAGCACTCTCAGTAAATCAGCCTGCTATAAACTTGCAGGGAACAGTATCGTCTGCGATGTGCTGTTTTACATCTATAAGAATATTTGGATGTATGAGCCGACAACGGGTTCACAATTTTCTATTTTTGATTACGGCTCACGTTGGGATGTGCCATTACCAAAGAAAATCAACGTGGTGACGCTGTGTTCCGGCTATGATTCTCAGATGATTGCTATGGAGATGCTGCACAATTTTGCGTCTTTGCAAGGTAAAAAATTCGATTATGAGTTGAAGGCTTGGGCTGAGTTTGATCCAGAGAGCAAAGCAAAGCTCGAAAATCAGCCTGCCGTAAAAGCTCACAATTTGAACTTCCCTCAATGGGCAGATAGAAACGTAGGTGATATGACAACGGCGGACTGGAGCAAGATTGATGTCGGAGAAGGTGTTGATTTGCTGACTTATTCTACACCTTGTCAATCAATCTCTGTTGCGGGGAAGCGCGCAGGAATCAAGAAAGGAAGTGGTACTCGCTCTGCTGTTCTTTGGAGCACCGAAAACGCTATCCGTGCATTAAAGCCAAATTTTTTATTGCAGGAGAATGTGGCAGCTTTGATTGACTCGACGAATTGGCCGGACTTTGTGGAGTGGTATAATACCGTCAAGGCTTGTGGTTATCATAGCTATTATCAGATTCTCAATGCAAAAAATTATGGTGTACCCAAAAATCGTGCGAGAGTTTTCATGGTGTCGGTGCGTGACGATGTGTGCAAGGAACAGTATCAGTTTCCTAAACCTTTCAAATTGGAGAAGTGTATCGCCGATATTTTGCAGGAGAATGTCGCTGACACTTACTTCTTAAAACCAGAAAGCGTGATAGCATTTTTGTCGCGTAATCAGAAAGAGAAGGCTGAATATCGTGTTGTTCCTGACGAGATGGCCGAGCTGATAAAAACGCACGCTTATGCAAAGTCTGATCTTGAAAAACTGATGAAGGTAAATGATGATAAGGCTATCGCTGAGCTGTATCAGTATAATCAGACGGTAGAGAAACCTCGTATTATCTTTGAAGTAAATAAGCTCTTACGAAATGAACCAGTCGATATTAAGACCTTGTCGCAGTGCATTAGCCAAACATATCCGTCGCTTGTGGGGTGACAATTCCGGTAAAGTGCATTTTAACATGCACGTTTACGTAGGGGGGGGTATGATCGCTAATACTATTGATAGCGTTCAGAAAGACAATCTGTTATTGATTGAATATGACTTATGATTTAGCTTACACTACCAGTGCCGATGGAAAACCTATTAGGGGGGGGTATTCTATCCCCGTGAATGTTGCAAACGGTGGAGTATCGTGTACGTTGAACACGCGGTATGACGGACTCTCAGAGATTACTGATATTGTCACGTTGGCACATTTCCCGAAGACGGTTGTATTAATGGAATATATTATGTAGAATATGAACTATAAGTTTTTGACTTTAGGGCGCTCTGAGCATGATAAGCAACAACGAAAAATGTTAGGAGATGGTGGAGTACGGAGAAAGCGTTCGGAACATATTTTTTTGTCTTTCGACTATGCTCATACAGTCACTGCTGCGTTGATGGATAATTTATTATTGATTGAGTATGAGGTGTAGATCAAATGTGATAAAGTTAGGCTATTATTCGCATTCTCAGAATGGTATAGTTGTCTCTCGTTTTGGTATATCTCCTGCCGTAATTGGGGGGGCAAGGCCATGATATTGACAAACCTAAAATATTAATAAATTATGAACTATGATATATATGTGTTGCGCTTTGCGTGGTAGGGGGGGGTGGTAAAACGTATCAGCAACTTGAACTTGGCAGTGTGTCGTTCTCGAATGCGCTTACAAGCAGTCAGAAAAATGCAATGCTTTTTATAGAGTACGAATTATGAAAGCAAGGAAATGTGGCATCTTCGCTCATTGGCTTCCGAATGGCAATATTCGCTTTTTTACGGGTGATGAGCGTCAGGGGGGGGTAAGCGAGATGCAGTTAATAAACGTGCGTAATCCAATGGCAACATTGACGATTGCGCATGTAGGTAAAATCATTATAGAGTATGAACTTTAAAGTGGGTGTGAACATAGTCAGTCATTCTTTTGAGTGGCAATCATCTGGGGGGGGGTGGAAAACAATCTCTCCCTCGCTTCGGAGTACTGACTTCAAGTGCCCACATTGTATTTTAATAGAATATACATTATGACACGTCCAGAATTGATAGATGATCTTTTCCAGCTCATTCTGCAACGGCTGGAGCCGGAGTTTGCGCCGGAAGAGAAGGTGGAACATACAGAAAGCACCACCTTGGAGGAATTAGGTTTTGACTCTCTCGCCAAAATCGATATTGTGTTGGTTGTCGAGACGCACTTCAAAGTAAAGGTGTCGAGAGAGCAACTGGGAAACATTAAGACGGTCGGCGATATTGCCGACGTGTTATTAACTTTAAAACCAAGTATATGCGACAAGACAAAAGAATAGCAGGGATCACGGGCATGGGTATCTGTTCGTGTATTGGTATCGGCTTGAACAAGGTAGCTCAGCATCTCGCGAATGGTCAGAGCGGTCTCTCCCGTTCAGATTTGCGTGAGGCAAACGGCTATCAGAGCAGTCTGATGGGCGTTGTTGCTAACAGAACCTCGGAAGACGCAGCGAGATGGAAGGAACTGATAAAGAAGTATCACGTTTCCCAAGCCGTCCGTAAGGCTATGACCGAGCAGGCAATATGGGCAGCAATGGCCGTTGGCGAGGCTGTGGAGCAAGCAAAACTCACGGACGTAGATTTGTCCAGTTCCGCCCTTATCGTGTCGTCAGACAGTGCCATCGCAGAGACCGTGCAGATCGGTGATATTATGAGTGAGGTCAACGACACGCGGGCTTTAGGCGGTTACAGCGTTTTCAAGACGCTCAACAGCAACGTGAGTATGACCCTATCGCAGTTCTTTCATATCCGTGGCCTTACGCTTTCCGTCTCTGCCGCCTGTGCCGGTGGCGGTCATGCTGTAGGACTGGCCAAGACGCTCATCGAGAGTGGGGCAGTGAACCGCTGCATCGTCGTCGGTGCCCAGGAAGATGATGTCGTCAGCTCGTGGGCTTTCGACTCACTGGGTATCTTCTCTCAGTCTGATGATCCTGTCCATGCCTCCCGTCCCTTCGACGAGAAGCACGATGGTCTTGTGCCCTCCGGCGGTGCTGCTGCCATCGTCATGGAGCGTTGTTCGCCACCGATGTTTCTTCACGACCGTATGGCTTTGTACACCTACCGCCCGAAGATTGCCGAGGCTATTCCTGCCCTCGCCGTTGTTTCCGGGTATGGTTATTCCACATCCGACTCTATCATCAAGCCTGATGACGCCAGCTATGTTCATACGATGTGCGCAGCCTGTAATGACGCTGATATGCTCTTCTCTGATATTGATATGGTGATGGCACATGCCACTGGCACTGTTGAGGGTGACGAAGCCGAGGCAAAAGCAATCACATGTATGTGTGATACCTTTATTGGCAGCAAGCATACGGAAAAAGAAGTATATGCACGCCCTTACGTCGTTGCCACGAAGTGTCTGACGGGTCACGAGTGTTGGATGTCTGGCGTCTCACAAGTCGTCTATACCATCATGCAGATGAGGGGCGAGTTCGTCTCACCAAACATCAACTTAGAGAATCCCATCCCCGCCGCTCGTCATCTTAACATACCCCACACCCCTCAGTCGGCAAAGATAACAACAGCGTTGCTCAACAACTTTGGCTTCGGTGGCACCAATGCCTCTCTCGTGATAGAAAGAGCCCTCTGATGCCCTCTCTCGCAATAAGGGTATAGTTTATCACTCATATCCCAAAACAACACGTTACAGCCGCTTGAACTTATCGAATTCCTCGACAAGTTCAAGCGGTTTTTCATTCTCCAAGTCCCTACCGCGAAAAATTTTCGGGCTTCTGCCATTTTTCCTCATTTTCGCCCTATGCCTCCTTATTTCCGTCCTCAAAACCACTTTTCGGTCATCTCTCAGAGACGTTTCAACTTTGGTAAGGAGATTCTTGTTTCTTTACATCCTTATCGCGGATGCCCATAAACACTGACATTCGCGCCGGTCAAGGACGTTTCAAGGAGATTTTAGGGAGATTTTTCTAAACCTCTCCCCCATAGAAAATTTTTCGTTGTTCAGAAAAGTTACTTTTTTCGTTTCCCCGTTCCCTTTTTTCTTAATGGTATCTATATACGGCTACCGCCTTTATCCTTATCATTTTCAATAGATTATGGACTAATATAGTAAGCGAATGAGCGGCAAATCTGTATATATATATTATTTTTTCTCCTTAATTTTTTTTTCTTACGTGCGAGAAAGTTTATAAGAAAAAAGTGTTAAAACGTCCTTGACATCCGTAATGTGTTGATTTTCAGCGAAAAAACATCAAAGACGTTTTTCTTTAGAACGTCTTTTTGCATCTTTGAGCGTCCTTACAAGGCAAAAACGTCCTTACTAACAAATGTTAATCGACCCAAGTCAGGGAGATTTCACATTTGTTAAAGGTCAAAATCTCCTTGATTTCCCTAAAATCTCCCTGAAATCTCCTTGAAGGGATTTCGAGGGTGATTTTTGGGTGGAGGATGAGGAAAACTTATAAGAAAGAGCGAAAAATGGTCAGATGAAAGAAAAATGAAGTTCAACTTAGAAATAACGGCAATTTTATTTTGTCAATTCAAAGTTTATCTTTAATTTTGCCGATGAAACAAAGATAAACTTTGGTAGATGAACAAATATCTCACTATACTCAACGCCGTGATGCTCGGTCTCCTTATTATAGAAGCCGTTTTCGTCCGTCCTTATGTCGGCGGATGGCCGTTGACGATCGGTTGCTTCGCTGGGGCTATCTTCTCAGCCGGACTTTTGTCCTGGGAGTATGACCATGGTACAGTACCGCATGATGAGCAGGCATGGTTGCAACGTATCTTCTCGAAGGACTACGGTGTCGAGGCAATCGCACGCCTGACGATGATGGTGCTCTTCGGTGTGTTGTCACAGCTCTACTGGAAGGGCTTCCATTTTTTCCTCATGGGTTTCTTCCTGATGTGGACGGTAGCATTGGGTGTGGAGTATGGTTATGGTACTGTACATCATTTCTTTGGCTACGGCCATACGAAGAAAGATGATATAGAGTAGTAAGCGTTATGAAAGATATATTCGGCAAATTATGTTCGGTCTATGTTGACGCTCACGACAACTATGGCAAGTACGTTGACCGTGAGACGGGTGAGATCATCCAGCAGATGACCATCCGTGACTTCTGTCTTACGGACAGATGGAAGCCGACGGTGGACCGACTGAGGGGCATGATTGCCGAATACGGAGCGAAAGAGGCGAAGGCGATGCCGCAGTACAAGAAGATCAAGACCTTATTGCCTGGGGCTACGCTCTCCGGCCTCTTTGAGCTTCGTGATACCTTTGACAAGCGTTATGGCCGGATGGTGATGAAAAGCCGTATCACGGAGAATCTGAAACAGCACACTGGGTTTCTCTGTATCGACATCGACCGTCAGGACAATCAGAGCGTAGAGGATATGACAACGATCCTGCGTGTCCTGCGCCATCGTCCTGAGGTAGCTTTGTGCATGAAGTCATGTAGTGGTACCGGCTATTTTGCCTTGATACCTTTGGCTTATCCGGAGCATCATAAAGAGCAGTTCAAGGCTATCCGTCGTGACTATGCGGCATTGGGCATCGTTCTCGATGTTCATTGCAGCGATATTACCCGCATCCGCTTCGCATCGTATGATGATAACCCCTATATCAATGAGAACGCTATCGCCTACAGCGGTATCGACATGGGCGGGCAGGTACTCGTGCCGCGTCCTGTCTACCGTGAGCGCATCGAGACGAAAGACGCACTGGAGGCTGATGTGGAGCGGTTGGTGGAGAAGATAGAGCAGCGTGGGGCTGACATCACCGGCAGCTATGATCAGTGGCTGCATATCGGCATGTCGCTGTACAATCTCGGCAACGTCGGCCTGCATTATTGGTGGCGATTATCAGTGTTCCGTGCTCAGGAACACGCACAAGGACACTCTATGCAGGAGTTGCAAGCCAAATGGAGTTCCTTCGCGCAGCTTTCGGGGCGCGTCAGCATCCGCACCTTCTTCTATATCTGTAAGCAGAACGGATTTACGCTGTATCACAACCCTTACTAAGGACTTGACGAAAAACTTGGACTGAGGTAAGGGGCGTCCCGTGTGGGGCGATAGCCATACATCGCTTCTGCCTCGGTCTTTTTTTTGAACCAAAAACAATTAAAATATGGATTTAAACGAATATCAGAAAAAAGCGTTCAGCACCTGTTTGCCGACGTGTAACAACATCGTGTATATGGGTTTCAATCTCGCCGGAGAGGTCGGTGAGCTGTTGAGTAAGTTGGGTAAGGCCGTGCGTCACGACCAACTTCATATCGCCACGCTGCCATTGACCGAGCAGGGCACGCGTCCGATGACGCAGACCATCTCTGTATCGGATGAAGAAGCAGAGCTGATTAAGAAAGAAGCCGGTGACGTGCTGTGGCAGTTAGCCGGTGTCTGTACCGTCATGGGCTGGTCCCTCGACGAAGTGGCAGAACAGAACCTTGCTAAGTTGGCCAGTCGTCAGCAGCGTGGTGTCATCGATGGCAGCGGCGATATGCGATAACTGACTATATTAGTAATTATGATAAATAAGTAATTAGGAGCCATGAAGAAGAGAACGATAGACCCCATGAAGTTGCCTGCTTCGTGTATGCCGTTGGACCTCACAGCCTGTGAGCCGAAAGACTATGTGCCGGTGATAGAGATGCTGGTCCACGATGAGAAGTTTATGAAGATTGTGGCGCACCGGCAACGGATGTTTGACGTAGCCAACCGTCCCGGTGCCAACGTGCCCGCTATCACGAAGGGTATCGAGCAGGACGACCGCCGTGCGGCTGACATGCTCCTACTGGCGTTCATCCGGCGCACGATGGTACAGGTAGAGCATAAGAATGTGCCGTTTGGCGACTTGCTCAACACCATCCCTGTCAGCGACATCAAGCGCCGTGAGCTCGGTAAGCGGGTGGGCAGAATGCTGGATATGGTGGTGTTCTTTAGTGACATCATCGAGTCGAAGCTGGCAACGATACAGGAGGATCTGCAAGTGCTCTTCCCCGACGAGAACTATCATTTCGAGCAGTTCGACGGGGTGCGTGTCGCCCTGCAACAGCTCGCGTCGGCGTTTAGTCTGACACGTTCACAAGGTAGTGAAGAGGAGCAGCAGCTCTTCGCTGACTATGCCGAGAGCATGGAAAACTATTATGATAAGCGGATGAATACATACCAGGCGAAACGTCGGCTCCTGCGTAAGAGACAGAGTAATAAGAAAAAGACAAAGTAACATAATAACATAAGGGCATGAGCATGGAAAAGAAAACGAATGAGACAAAATCAAAGGAGAAGCTTTTGAAGGAGCTGATCAACATCTCTTCGGATGAGGAATTATACAAGGCGTGTAACGAGATTTTTGATGAACTGTCGAGCCATAAGCAGAGTGAGTTCATCGGAGAGAATATCGGTTCGGCTGATGATGATGACATTAAGGAGGCTTATAGTAATATCTATGATCCTCGTACAGACAAGGATCCAGACGAAGATGAGTATTCCAACGATCCGGAAGAACTGGAGAATGATGACCGTTGTCGGTTGTTGGCCGACACGATGCGGTGCTTCAATGGCTCACGGTTGCGTCCCACGCTCTCTGAGGCAATAGAGACGGTGAAGAAGATGTATGCGTGGATGTGTTGGAAGTGAGACATAGTAATAGCGTAAACAAAATGTCGATTGTGGAAATCATCTATACGCCCAAGAAGAAGCCGGTGTCGAATACGGTGCATCTCGTACTGAAATACAAATGGTATGATATGATTGCCAGTGGCGAGAAGACGGAAGAATATCGTGCCATCAATACATGGCAGCGTCGGTTCGGTAAGAATATTAAATACGTCATGTTCCATCGTGGGTATAGTTCGGTGTGTGCGCTGTATGAGATTGACAGCGTGACCGTCGGACGTGGTAAGACGGAATGGGGCGCACCGGTAGACAAAGATGTACTCGTTATTAAGTTGGGAAAGAAAATCATGTAATCCTGAATACAGGCAAAATTATAAGGAGATAGAAAATAAGCATAATAACAGGTTACGAGCCGAAGTGCATCGGTTGCGTGGATTACTACCACGATGAATGTCATTGCGCTAAAAGCATTTACAATGGTATGAGTTTGTCAGCCATTCCTTGGGAAGGATGCCCTTGTTACCTCTCGCAACGTAAATGGGGGGGCAAAACAAACCAAAACGGAAACGCAAAAGCAAGTGGCCAACTATGGCCGAATTTGAGTTTGGGGTGTAGTCATCAATCAAGACGAAAAACAAGTAAAGACATAATAAACATAAGAGACAATGAGAGCAACAGAACAACGACTGAAAGATATTGTGATAGACCGGTTAGGCGTAGAGGAAAGCGAAGTGTCGCGTGATGCCAACTTCACCGAAGACCTCGACGCTGATAGCCTTGATGTCGCCTTTCTTGTGATGGATGCAGAGAAAGAGTTTGGTATCAGCATACCCGATGCCGAAGCTAATAAGATACATACTTTTGGCGAGGCTGTGGACTATATCAATCAATTTCCTGAATACTAAGGTCATGTCAAAGAATAACAACAAACAATTCACCATCACTCTCAACGAGCGGCAGCTAAAATCCCTTGCTTATGCTTGCCGGATGACAGATAGACTGATTACTGGTCAGCTTGACTGCTCGCTTCGAGAGTGCTGCGAGAATGCGTTTGAGAAAATCCACAAGAAGGATGGCCTTGGAGAGATTGGCAGCCAGCCGTGGAATATCATGCGGTCTCTTGTCGATCTGTCTATACACACACTTCGCAGGGTGTGCTGGGGCGTGGAATATGGAGAGAACCACGGTATAGGGTTCAACGATACCGCTGACATTCTCTTGGATATGCGGAAGGTTATGGAACATGCCTTGTGGCTGGAGAAAGACCCAGAAGAGCGGTGCGACATAACCAGTGACGCTTTCGAGCACACAAACCAAATCGGGAGCGAAAGAAATATTAAAGTAACTAAGTGTGGCGACAATGGAAAAGAAAAACGATAAACAATTCATCATCACGCTCAATGAGCGGCAGCTAAAGCTTCTTGCCTACGCTTGCCGGGTGACAGACAGACTGATTCTCGGTCAACTGAACTTCTCGCTCCAAGAGTGCTGCGAAAATGCGTTTGAGAAGCTCTACAAAGGCAAGGAAGCAGGAAAGATTGGCAGCGATGAATGGTATGTCATGCGGTTCGAGGTTGAGGAATCGATACATAAGCTCCGTAAACTGTGTTGGGGTGTGGAATATGGCGAGAACCACGGCATCGGTTACGACGATACCGCAGATGTATTATTCGATATGCAGAAGGTAATCGAACATAGCATGTGGTTGGAGAAAAAACCCGAAGAGAGGTCCAACATAACCAACGACGCCTTCGAGCATACAAGCCCATTCGGGAGCGAAAGAAATATTAAAGTAACTAAGAATAACGACAATGGAAATTTATGAAATTCGACTCTCCTTGCAAAAGTCATTTCTTTATCACGGAAAATCACATCGACTGGGTATAAAAAAAGAGAAAATAGATAACCAAGTAAAATAGTAAATTATGGAAACAAACATTACAGTAACACCCGAAGAGGTGGCAGAGAACATGAAGAACGTTCTCGTTCGGACAGTTGTAGAGTTCGGTAAACCGTGCACCTATGTGACGGTGCGCATGAAGAATGGCTTCACGCTCCGTGAGTCCACAACATGCGTGGATCCGAAGAACTACAATGAGGAAATCGGTAAACAAGTATGTCTGAAACGTATCGAGAACAAGGTCTGGTATCTTCTTGGATATTCCCTCCAGACGGAGTTGTCGGCTAAGAATCGCGTCCTCGCCAGTACCCGCGATATGATGATTTCGCCTGACTACAAGGAGCGTTTCAAAGCCGAGTACATCCAACTCAAAAACCGCTTCGACGGTCTGAAAAAGATGCTCGATGCATGGGATGACATGAAGCTCGACTTCATTCCACCTTGTCCTCGTTCCTTCTATGGAGAGCAGGTGACCTACATGGAACAGTATCTCCGTGTGCTGGAGCGCAGAGCCAAACTGGAGGATATTGACCTCTCGGATATTCAGTAATCAACCAGTTGCTGTCCTATCGGCATGACGGGGGTTCAGAAAACAAAAAGAAGAATAACTATGACAGACGAACAGAAAGTGTACATCCGTGGCGCTATGGGCCGGGGAATTGATGTAATTGCAGCTTTAGAAAGGCTGGGAGGAAAAACTGACCAGGTAGGGTCTATGCGTCTCTATGCGTTTGGTAATATCCCCTACTTTGTGTTCATTATCGGGCACGACGGTCAAATCGCTTATACGGATTCAAAGGGAGAAGCCTTTGAAATCATCAAAGACAACTACCGTGAAATAAAGCTACAGGAGAAGTGGAGTGACGGGGATATACTCATCAGAAAAGACAATAATGGCATCTTCTGTGTTTATCAGGAGCCAGTCGATAATGGAAAAGGTTTTTTGTGTCATGTGTATGTGAGTAAAGACACGTGCTTCACTGGAGTAACCATTCCCACAGACCCTGCTGATAATTATCGCAAGGCTACAGACGCTGAGAAATCAACGTTCTATTCGCTCATCAATAACGATCATCATGTATGGTGGGACGCAGTGAACAAGGTGCTGGTGGGTTTGGGACGCCACCCTAATTGCGGACAGAAGTATTATGCTGTCTCCGCCTATGGTTCGGTGGTTGACACAACATGGTGTGATGGCTCTGTTGACGAAGCGCTTCTTCGTGCTGGGAACTGTTTCCTTACCAAAGAAGAAGCCGAGGCAGCCGCGGAACGTGTGAGAAAAGCATTGAAAGGAGAATGACTATGACGAGATAACGATTTGTACGAAGATAACGCTATTAGGGTTAATCAAGAGTTCTGCGACAAACCGAGGGCGATAATGAAAATCGTTAAATGCAAGAAACAGTGAATTATGGAAGACGAACAGAAATTAAAATTATTGCGATTGTCTGTTGACAACGCAAGCAACTTTGACGAAGCAAAGGCTTACGCTTTGTTAATCTTTGGCTTCAAGGAGCCGTTCGTAACACGTACTCCGTCAGATGACGAAGAAGACGGTTGTAAGCATGAATACATCGAGCCAATCGAAGATGGCGTATATATTGTTGAAAAGGGGTATCCGCCAGTTCCTTTCGGAGCTATTTCCGGGATACAAAATTCAAGGGAGTGCAATATTATGGTCAGCTACCATGGACACAAGTGGGTTGTTGCGAAAGAAGATTTGAAGGGTGATAAATTACCTCTGTTTTCAGATGATTCGCACCCAGAAGATACCTCCTCATTCTACAAGTGCGAAATCGAGGCTCTTAATGACTTCGATATGAAGTCTTGTACAGAGCATCTTCGGACTGCTGGTATTATATTCGAGTTGGATGCTGACTTGTACATTCCTACTGCCGGGCAGCTCGCAGCCATGTTCCTCTTTCGCAAAGAGCTGAACAAGGCTCTTGTAATGGTAGGTGGAACTCCGATGAAAGAGGATACATATTGGTCATCAAGCGAGTACAGTGCGTGGAACAGCTGGGGCGTGAACTTCGGTTCGGGCGACGTCTGCTACTGGGTCAGCAAGTGCAACGGCTACTACGTTCGTCCTTGCACGGCGTTTGAACTTTAATTTTCTCCCTTAATGCTTGCGGCTGTTTCAAAGCCGCAAGCTGTTAAAATCATAAACGATTATGAGAAAGACAAAGAAGAAGTATGAATATAGCTTTGCTTGATGTCGATGGACATCACTATCCTAATTTGGCCCTGATGAAGATTTCCAGATGGCATAAGTCTCATGGCGATCATGTAGAGTTCTATGACTCTATGTTTGGTTGCTATGACAAACTTTACATGTCAAAAGTGTTTACTCATACTCCAGATTATGTTTTTTCAATTGCTAATGCTAAAGAAATTGTTCGGGGAGGTACCGGATATGATGTCTACTCTTGCCTTCCTTACGAGATTGACCACACACAGCCGGATTATTCATTGTATGGAAAGATGATAGACAAGCATACAGCCTATGGCTTCTTGACTCGTGGTTGTATAAATAAATGTCCGTGGTGTGTTGTTCCAAAGAAAGAAGGAACCATAAAACCTTATATGGATGTTGACGATATAGCTATTGAAGGCCGAAACAAATTGATATTGATGGATAATAATGTGTTGGCTTGTGATTATGGATTGGAACAAATTGACAAGATTGCATATCGTGGCTATATGGTGGATTTTAATCAGGCTATGGACGCACGTCTTGTTACGGACGAAGTTGCTCGTTTAATTGCTCGTGTTCGTTGGCATCCTTTTATTCGTTTTGGCTGTGATACGCATTCACAAATAGAGGCTTGCGTTACTGCTATTGAGAGAATAGACCGCTATTCAGGACGGCATCGCCAGTATCTTCTATATACAATGATTTATGGAAATATCCTCGAATGTTATGAACGTATAAGCTATTGGAGGCAACCGAAATACGTTAGTTACGTCCGTTGTCAATCGCAGCCGATGCTTAATTTTACAAAAGTGCATCAGGATATACCGCAATGGGAACGCGATATGGCAAGGTGGAGCAACAGGAGAGAGTTATTTGCATCCACAGATTTCAAACAATATATTCCACGAAAGGATTTCAAATGTGAACAATATTTTAAATAATAATATAACATAGGCAGACTTATGACAGACGAACAGAAAGTGTACATCCGTGGTGTAGAAGGTCGCGGTAATGAGGTGATTAAGATGCTCACGGATTTAGGAGGAGAAAATTCTTGCCTTTTAAATGGCGAAGATGTTATGTTAATCTATTTTATTCGGCATGACATAGAAATAAGCTATGTTATGGAAGATTCAGAACTATCAAAGATGGTGAAGGATTATTACCGTGAGATTCATCTGCCGGAACCTCGTAAAGATGACGATATTTTTGTAAATGAAGACAATATTGGGCACTTTGCCGTAAATGTACCTGCGATTGATGCTCTCTATTTCTATGTCACGGACTTGCTGTCTGTGCAGGCTGTTATCTCTACCGGCTCGGATTCCGACCTCCAACGCTTCCAGGCTGGAAATTACTTCAAAACAAAAGAGGAAGCCTTGGCAGTAGCAGAGCGAGTAAAAAAGAACTATTTGAAATTTCAAAGTGGCGACATTGAACGATGATGGCAAATCTGAAAGTTCAGAAAGTACCTCGTCGTCCTCCGAGGGTAAATCTGAAAGTGAAAATCATGCCTCGTAGTACTCCGAGGGCAAATCTGAAAGTCAAGATTGTGCCTCGTAGTACTCCGAGGACAAATTTGAAGTTTCCGAAGTGCGATATTGAATGATAACAGTATATTTGAAAGTTCAGATGGTGCATCGTTGTATAACGATGGTACATTTTGAAGTTCAAATCGTGCCTCGTAGTACTCCGAGGGCAAATTTGAAAGTGAAATTCATGCCTCGCGATACTCCGAGGGCAAATTTGAAAGTGAAAATCATGCCTCGTAGTACTCCGAGGCTACTTCCGACTTTGAAAATTGTCTGTCTCAGTCTAAATCAGTGCTTCGGAAGTTGAAAATTGACCCACTTTAGAAAAAGCATTACATATTCATTGAAAATTTGCCCACTACAAAGAAAAGTGGCTCAAAATTCATTGAAAATTTGCCCACTACAAAGAAAAGTGGCTCAAAATTCATTGAAAATTTGCCCACTACAAAAAAATCGGTGAATATTCATTGAAAATTTGCCCACTACAAAGAAAAGTGGCTCAAAATTCATTGAAGATTTGCCCACACTCAAAAAATCGGTGAATATTCATTGAAAATTTGCCCACACTCAAAAAGTCGGTATAAAATGAATGACGGCGATCCGCTTTTTAAAAGATAAAATGATTCTATTAATAGAATGATGAATATACACTTACAGAAGAAAGTTTCGCAAGCTGTTAAGCTCTTGCAAGTTTGCTACAAGGCTGCTGGTGAGCCGTTGGAGATAGCTTATAGTGGTGGCAAGGATTCTGATGTTATATTGGAGCTTGCCAAAATGAGCGGGATAGAGTACCGTGCCATATACAAGAACACTACTATAGACCCGCCGGGCACTATCAAGCATGTACAGGAACAGGGAGCAAAGATCATTCGCAAGAATGAGACCTTCTTCCATTTAGTTGCTGCCAAAGGCTTTCCTAATCGTAGGCATCGTTTCTGTTGCGAAGTGCTGAAAGAGTACAAGGTGATGGATAATGTCGTGATGGGGATTCGTAGATGTGAGAGTACCAAGCGCTATAAGCGCTACTCAGAGCCAACGGAATGCCGTATCTATGGCAGTAAGGCTGTGCATGCCAATGCTATATATCCCATTCTTGACTGGACGGATAAAGACGAGCTTGACTTCATCAATGAGCGCAAGATAAAGCTCCATCCTTTGTATTATCGAGAGGATGGTTCTGTTGATATTTCCCGGCGTTTGGGCTGTATATGCTGTCCGTTGAAGTATTACAAAGGTCGTCTTGCTGAGTTCAAAGTCTATCCAGGTATGGTGAAGGCTTATCTTCGTGCGGCATGGAAGTTTATGTCGTCACATAAGGATTCTGATGTCGTCAAGAACTATCATGGAAATGTATATCAATATTTCTATGCCAACGTTTTCTTCGACAGATACGATCAGTATCAGCAATGGTTGATGACCCAAAAGGAATTTAGGGGGGGTATCTTTGGAGAATCTGTTGATTACAAAAAGTTTTTAGAAGATTATTTCCATATCACATTACCAGAGTATACACTTTAATCATTATAACCATGTTAGAATTGAAAATCTCATTATTCCATGATGGCCAGCGCGTGGCCAGGTTGAAAACTTCTGATGGTACGACGGTGGAGGGCAAGACCAATTCCTCTTCTCTCGTGCTGGCTTTGATGAATCTTCGGAGCTGTCTACGTGCCGTGGGTTATAAGGACGAGTCCGACGAGATTCAGACCGTCGATGACGCTATCAAGGAGTTTGAAAAAGACTGAGACGATGAGCAAGAAAAAGATCTTATGTATCATTGGGCGTAGCGGTAGCGGTAAGACAACCATTGAACGGCTTTTGGATTTGTTCACGCCTTTTCACTATCATCCCATTGTCAGTTACACGACTCGTCCCATGCGTCCGGGTGAGACGGATGGCGTGGAACATCATTTCGTCAAGCCGGAACAGAAACCCGACGGCAAGAATATGCTGGCTTATACTAAGTACGGCAATTACGAGTATTGGGCCGACAAGCGCGATGTGAAGGATGATGTCATTAACACTTATGTGATTGATGTCGAAGGCTACCATTATCTGAAACGTTACTACTCTGATGAGTATGACATCAAGGTTGCCTATGTCCGTCGGCATATCCCTGCTGACGACATTGATATATCACGTAGAATCCGCGACTACGGCCGTGAAGAGCTCTCCCCGGATGAGATTGATGTCATTCTGAACAACGACACTCCTTTGACGGAACAATCGCGGTTGAAGATCATCTCACGCTTTGGTAGTCACATCGATTTGCTCTTTCCCGACGAATAACACATTTACAAATCCTTATCATTATGGCAAACATCTATCTTCGCATATCATCTTATGTCGCCGCTTTCATGCGGTCAACGGGTGACGGGCAGTCACTGGCCAAGGACCAGCCTATCACCTTCTCTCCTTACACCCAGGAATACCCTGTCTTGGTAAAAGGACTTCGTATCGTGCCGGAAGCGCATCAACATTCCGCCTCCTGTTATTCTCAGTCGGCATGGCAGAACATGTTGCGAGGGTGTCCACCGCAAGGAGGCACACAGGTGCTCAATCGCGACGCGAAAGACTATCTCACGTTTCCCGAAGTCTGTGCACTGGATAAGCTAAAGAATAAGAACCGCTCAGAGTCTTTTGATTTTCTCTGTATCGCACTGCCCAAAGAGGTGCGCATGGGCGACCGCATCGTGAAGGTCAATAAGTCGTTCACCATCGACACCCGTCCGGCCCAGGAGCTGCGCCGACTGATGCGTGAGGCATTTATTCGTGAATACCTTCGCTTCGAGCAGGATAGTATTACCTTTGCAAGAGGACAGGGTATCGAGCGTACCGCTATCGAGATATTGGAGCGGTTTATGATGGAGCACGACATACCGGTCAGCTATGACGATCGCGAGACAGACACCATGAAACGTCTGGCACGACGTTGGCGTGAGGAAGCCCACCGGCTGGCCAACAATCCCCGCTTTGAGACGGACATCAACATTGCCCGTATCGATGAGAAGGAGATAAGAAGAGCAGAAAGAAAAGAACAGAAAGCGTGACAGAAGAATTGATTTAGGTCAAAACGAAAACAAAAATGTTCTTAAAGGAGTGTTAAAATACGGCTTTTAAGCAATTTATTTTTGTCCGCCCGTTGTCCGCCCCTATATAAACGATAAAAATCTTATAGAAATGACGAAAGATAAATCTTGTACAGAGCTGATTTCTGATGATATTGTGCGTATCGACATCATCAAGAGCGCACAGAGCACGGTGGGGACCCCTGTTACCATTCCCCTTGAATCCGTCGTTACGACGCTACCTTATACGGGCAATCCCGTTGTCTCACTGACGACAAATCCCGACGGTTATCAGATGCAGGGCAACGCCTCCTTGAAGATTTCGGGTGCCCGTTCCGGCAACGGCGTTGTCTACACCCATGACTTGCAGGCCACTTGCAACCTCTCGCGCCGTGACATTCAAGCCGTCTGCAATGCCATCCAGGGCTACGATTGCCACCTTATATATACACATGCCGACGGAAGTCACTCGATGAGCTACGTTCTGCCCAACACTTTCACCTTTGACGTAGAGACGACCGTTGCCGGGACACCCACCGTCATCGTGAAGGTGAAGGCGCAGAGCATGAGCGCCCTCGTTGACCTGACGATAGCTTAAATAACGACAGTAGCTTTTTTTCATTTGCCAAATTAAACAATATAAATGTAAATGTTTTTAGTTGACGTGAATGTATTACGTTGATTGTATGACCTTCTCCCGTCTGTCGTGATGACAGCGAGAAGATGAAGCCGTTTCGGAGCAGTGATTTGCCCTGAAACGGCTTTTTTGCGTTTTCTCCCCTACCCTCTTCCCTTTTTGCCTTTTATATCTTTGCGTCATCAATGATTGATTTCATCAATTCATCAACTCAGTAATTCATCAATTCATCAAAATATGAATGGACTATTAGAAATCTTGACGACAAAGAAATGGATGGTGAGTCCTGACTTTGCGCACGGCATCCGCAAGACGCTGGAGCACAATCTCAATGGACATATCGCCGTCGGTTTCGACGGGAAGAAGCTCCCCTATGCCGTGCAGCGTAAGGCCAAGGGTGAGACGCCTGAGATAAAGAGCTATCAAGTGACCGAGAAGGGCAAGCAGTCATCCAGATGGTACATGGAGGATATGGACGAGCCTTTTATCAATGTCATGCCGGTGCAGGGTCCTATCACACGTAGTGGCGGTGCCTGTTCCTATGGTTCTGTTGACTTGCGTGACTGGCTCATCGAGGCCGCCAACAACGAGTATTGTGTGGCGCAGGTGTTCTACATCGATTCTCCCGGTGGTTCGGCATGGGCTAAGAACGACTTCCAGCAGGGCATCGACTACTCCCACAAGATGGGCAAGCGTGTCTACGCCTTCATCGACGGTACGTGTGCCAGCGCTGCCATGTGGCTCGCCTCACTCTGTGACGAGGTGTACTACATGCACCCGAAGGATCGGATCGGTTGCATCGGCATTCTCGCTGCTTTCTATTCAGAGAAAGACGGCGACAAGAATCAGTTCACCGATGAGACCTACCACGAGCTCTATGATCCGCAGTCCTTCGATAAGAACAAATGGTATCGCGATATTGTCAACAAAGGCGACGATACCGAGCTCATCAACGAGTTGAAGGCTGACGGCAAAGAGTTCCGTGCACAGATTCGCAAGTCTTTCCCGAAGGCTAAGAAAGAGCACCTTCATGGCAAAACTTTCAATGCCGAGGATGTTGACGGAATCCTTTGCGACGGTCAGATGACTTTCGGCGATTTGCTTCGCCATATCTTCGAGGTCAGTGACGGTACCGTACAGCCATTGACACGTGAGGTACCCTCTTATCCTGAGAACCCCGAAGAACCCGACGATGATGACGACACCAATGCCGCTTCCAAATCGAACAACAACTCTCAAAACAAGATAAACATGGAAAAATATCAGAAAATTGCCACTGCTTGTGGCGTGTCTGAGTTTGTCTGCAACGAGGAGGGTACGCATTTCGTTCCTGCCATGCTTGACAAGCTCAACGAGACCTTAGAGAAGCAGGCCACTGAGAAGGCCGATGCTGACAAGAAGATTGCTGAGCTCACCGCACAGCTCACGAAGGCCAACGAAGAGAATGCCGCTTTGAAGACTGCCAATGACAAAGCCCTTGCTGACGCTAAGGAGGCCAACGACAAAGCCCTTGCTGACGCTAAGGAGGCTAACGACAAAGCTCTTGCTGACGCTAAGGAGGCCAACGACAAAGCGATGGCTGACGCAAAGGCCGACGCTGACAAGAAGATTGCCGACGCTGAGAAGAAGGCTTCCGACGCTGAGCAGAATGTCAAGGATCTCCAGAACAAAGTCGCCGAGCTCACCGCCCAGGCTGCTTCCGCACCCCAGCAGAGTCCTGCCACCAACGGCGCCAACGCTGAGCAGAAAGAGCGTACCTGCGGTATGCCGGAGTACGACGAGTTCAAGACACCTCTGGAGAACAAGAAGATCCGTGACGAGTATTTCGCCAACCTTCGCAAGCAGCTCTAATCACTTTCTCACAACAACATAAACACAAAATTTTAACCATTAAAATTATAAAGTTATGGCAGACACAAGCACAAAGCAGACCTACGCACTCTCTACCGATGAGATCAAGCACGTAGCAGAGCAGGTAGGCAAGCAGGTTATCATGGGTCCTGCTTACTATGATCCTGAGCTCATCGACCGCATGGGTATTCAGGTTATTTCCGGTGTTCAGTTCAAGAAGGTTGATACTCTTCTCGTGCGCCAGGGTGGTACTACCCGCCGCAAGGTCGTCGGTAAGCCCGTATCTAACAAGATCGGTATCTTGAAGGAGCGCACGCTGGAGGCCAAGCTCTCTTGGAACCGCTTCACCGACAATATCGACCGCTATGTTGAGACCGTCTTCGGTACTGACGGCAAGCCCGGTGGCGACTATCCCTTCTCTACCACGGCAGCAGAGGCCATCATGCGCACCTATGCCGAGGATCTGACCGCCAACCTCTTCTTCGGCGACGGCGACAACGATGTCTATGCCGAGAAGGAACGGAAAGGTGAGACACTGACTCCTGAGGAGAAGGAAAAGGCCAAGCTCTCTCTCTACAACGGTTTCCACACCAACATCAACCTCGACATTGCCGACGGCATCATCAGTGAGGCTAATCACAACATCATCCCTTGCGAGGCTATCGCCGCTCCTGTCGACGATAAGGACTCAGAACCTTTCGACACCGTGCTGGAATGGTACGCTAAGTGGGACGCTCGTCTGCGTCAGCAGCGCGATGTCCGTCTCTATTGCGACGTGCTCCGCGGTATCTACATCGCTGCCGGTTATCTGAACAAGTACCACGGCAACTCTAAGGTGAACTACCTGCCCAACGGCAACTTCACTGTTCCTGAGATGCCACACGTGCAGTTTGTTCCTTCTGATGTCTATGGCACCGGTACCCGTCTGATGGCATCTGTTGTCAACAACTTGCAGTACGGTGTTGACTCACTGAACAACCAGACGTTCGTCAAGACACAGTTCGGCTCTGACAACGATGCTCAGGATGTCATCTTCCAGATTCAGTCTATCCAGGGCACCCGTCTGATGAACCCGCTGCCTTCCGCTTTCGTCATGTCCAACGGCGGCATCCAGCCTAACAACATCAACGGCGACTACGACAACTCCTTCCTCACTGTCACTGCCGACAGCAAGATGGGTAGCGTCACCGTCAATGGCGAGCCTTACACCACGCCGAAGGAGTTCGCTGCTAACGACATCATCACACTGGAGGCTAAGCCTGCATCAGGCTATACCTTCACCAACTGGAGCAACGGCAAGACTGATGCCAAGATCACTATCACGGCCAATGGTATGCCGATGGCGATCACGGCTCTCTTCAAGGCCAACGCCTAACGTTGGATTTATAGGGGTTGCAAGGGTGGCGGCTTAGCCGCGCCCTGTCCCGCCCCTATTCCTTCTTTCAGTTTCATTTCTTTTCTAAACTTAACACAAACACAATTATGGATACAGTAACATGCCCCACTCTCCAGGACTATCTTAACTCAGAGAAGTGTTTGGAGAATATCGGCGGCACATCTTCCGTCCTCTATGTCGGTAACAAGGCCGACTTGAAGTCTCCGATGGTGCTGACGGATAACGAGTATTCTACGCCGGAGTTCAACACCGGTAAGGGTCTCTACCGCTTTGACTTGAAGAATGACACCCAGCAGGTGCAGGGTCAGTCGGCAGGTCAGAACAAGGGCTTTAACCTGACGTATGACGGCACGATTGATGCTGTCAATAAGACCATCTCGAAGCTGAGCCGCGCGTTCAACAACCTCGACCTCTTCCTGATTGTCATGGATGCCGGTACGGGTGATTCTCTCATCCTCTATGACCCCAACAAGCGTGTCACCTGCGACGACGGTGGTATCAAGGCCGATACCGGTAAGCAGAGCTCTGATGACCGCGCTACAACGCTCCAGTTCAAGCTCAACGGCGTGAAGTACGACACACTCTACGTCAAGGAGCCTGAGACCGGCGGTTGGGACAGTCTGTTGGCTTCGGCTTCCAAATCGGCACCCGGCGCTTAATGCACGTATGAATTGATAAAATGGTGTAACTTCCTCTCCATGCGTTTGCATGGAACCCTCGCCCCCGGCCCCGTCACCATCCTGGTGGCGGGGTTTTTCTGTCCCTTTTCCGACAGGCTGTTTTGGTATCTTTGTAGTGTTAAAACACTAAAATAAAGGATTTTATGCAGAAGCAATTTTCACAGATGAACGAGCAGGAGAGGAAGGACTGGCTCGTTGACTTCCAGCCATGGTATGCAACGACGTTGCCGGAAATTGAGAAAGAAAGCAACATCGACCGGGAGAAATTCGAGCAGGGGCTGAATTTCATCAATGTCTTTGGCTATTGCCATTCATTCGTCAAAGAGTCCTTGCGCTTCAAGGACTATCGTAGCCGTAAGCGTCTGTTGCGTCGTTTTGCTGATAAGGTGGCCCAGGACGCACAGAAGATGATTGGTACGGACGCTGTAGTAGATCTCACCAATCCTGATTTATTAAAAAAGCATGTGGGTCGTCCTACGAAAGAACAGGCGTTGGCCAGAAAGCTCAAAGCCGAGCAGGACAGAAAAGAAGCCGAGGCCAAGACACAGACCGTCTTTGGTCCGATGAGTGAAATACCCACCGTCACACCCGTTGTGCCGGGTACCGTGTCGGGCAGTGTGCAAGGTGGTTCCTTATTACATCTCGACCAGCTCAAATGGCTCATGTCCGATACCTTGCAGGAGGCTGTCGGAACGATACGTGACCTTCGTGCGAAAGCCGCAGAAGCCTCGACAAAGGCTAAGCAGATGGTGGAGGATGGTATTGATGCAGAGAAGGTGAAAGTCTACGCACAAGAGGCCGTACAGAATACCGAGGCTTATGAGCGTATCTATGAGCGTGTAGACACTGAGATGGCTACTGTCTATGTGCGCTTGAAAGAAGATACTGCTTATCGCGAGGAAAAAGAGAAGCAGGGTGTGGATATAGCCGCTTTGCGCACTCAGCTCCGGCCCTATTTTGATAAGCAGGAGGACAAAGAGGTTTTCAAAGCCCGTATCATCGAAGACATAAAAGCCCATGATCCCAAGCAGGCCGCAGAGCGTGAGAAACAGGAGAAGATAGAAGCCGAGGCACGCGGTATCATCAAATATCTTCTTCGCAAGGATAAGCCCAATACACAGCATCGTGTGCAGGAGATGAAGGCACGCTATGAGCGTCTCGCTGAGTTGAAAGGTAAGGATTATGCCGACGACTATCTCCCGCTTATCAAGGCAGCCGAAGAAGATTATCAGCGTAATCAAAAGGCGAAGGATGCTTCTGAGCAGCCGGAAGAAAAATCTTCTGAGCAGCCGGAAAAAGATACTGAAAAACAAACTACTGATTCTGACGATAACAAGGATTGATGAGTAAACTCAGTGACAAATATGTGGATTTGGTCGAGCGCTGGCTGTATGGCGGTGTGAACATTCAGAGCATGGCTATGACCCCATCGCAAAAATACCGAGCAATGGTGGTCTACGAAGCCTATCAGCGCTGGTTGCAGGACAAGCAGATACGGCCTCTCGACCTGATGCGCAAACTCTCGGCGCGGGAATATCCCGTGCTGTTGATGCGTGCTGACAATGGCGACGCAAAAGCCCAGGCACTCGTCGACGACATGCGCATCCGCCCTGGCATTGGCCGTAGTCTCACTGAATTGAGCAACGACGTGGCGCTCTTCAATCATATCGTTGATAAGTTTCAGACCCCTATCGACGCTATCGAGAAGGCAAAGGTTGTCGACGCGTCCGACTGGCTCATCCGTGAGGGCATGAAGATGGGTGACAGCCGGAGCGTGAAGTCGGGTGCCGACTTGAAGATGCAGCTCTATGGTAACTTTGAGGAGAAGGATGACCCGACGGCCAACCAGCCGAAGAGCGACATCAATATCACCATGGACGTGTCGGTCATCAAGCCCGATAAACAGAACTACACACCGGAAGAGCGCCGTCGTATCGCACGCCGTTATGGTTTGACGGATAAGCAGGTGATTGACCTCATGCAGAACAATGACGGTACATGGCAGATTCCGGAGGAGCAGCCCGAAGAAGATCAGCAGCCGGATGTATTCGACTTCCAGCCGGAGAAAGGAGACGGACAATGAGCAAGGAATTACGGGATGTCTATATGAACCACAAGCAATGGGTCATCTATAACTGCAATGTACGGGATGGTCGTTTGCTGGGTGCACGTCGTTTTGGCAAGACGGATGGTACGATTGCGCCACGTGTCTTTCGCGTGACAGCCTCTATGCCGCGAGGTACTTTCATCTGGCTTGGTAACAGCCGAAAACAGCTCTATACACGTACCGTGCCGGGTACTTTGTCGGCCATGGAGCGTATGTTCCATCTTAGGCCAAATATCGATTTTGGTTTTGGCAAGCCGCCGAAGCGTATTGCCTCTCTGCCTATTCTGAAACCGAAGTCGTGGGATAACGTTTTGTGGTTTGCCAACGGTGCCTATTGGTCGTTGATCTCCATGGCCGTAGTAGGTTCTGCCAATTCCTTGACAGCCAATTCGATTATTGCCGATGAGTGTAAGTTCATGTCAAAGGCTAAGATTGACGACCAGGTAATGCCCGCTCTGTCCGGACAGGTGGACCCCCTCGGCAATGCCGGATTTTCCGACAGCAATCCACTGTTCCGCTCTACGTTCTTTGCCTCCGATGCAGCATTGTCGGCAAAGGGTAATTGGCTGGAGCAGGAGGAAAAGAAACTCGATCTTCATCCTGACACGGGGCCATTGAAAGATAAAACGTATCGTGAGATACAGCAGGAGCTTGAAAATCATGCTGAGCGTGTCATCTTCTATAATGAGCTGCTGCGCAATGCTCAGCGTGACGGCTGCGCGGTACTTGTCAAACCGAAAGAGCAGATTGATGCGATCCGCACCAAGGCTGAGATGATGATGAATCACGAGGGACCTTTCAAAATCCTGCCCAATTATGGGAAGCGTATCAACAAGGCCATGCTCAATATGTGCATCAACTACCATCTCATCAATGCTGACGAGGCGGAAGGACTTTATTGCCATAAATACCTCATTACATCGGAGCAGTATTTCGACATCGGGATGATCAAGGAGAGCAAGAAATACAATGAGCATATCCGTCTGTTGCAGTGTAACGCTTTTGCTTTCTGGCGGGCCAATACGCTTGACAATCTTGATATTGTCTCAGAGAACTATATCGCTCGCATGGCGCGTGACCTTCCGCCCGTCGTTTTTGCCGTGAGTATCTTGAACAAGAAGGTGACGAAGACCAATGACGGCTTCTATTCTAACCTCGATTTGGAAAACATTCACGGCTATGTCCCGGATGACTGTCCGGCCATTGACAAGAGTTACGTCAAGAAAGAAGCGCTTGATACGCGTGACGGTAGTAAGGAAGAGTTCGAGGCACCCGACTTCGGTCTCTTGCAGGATAAGCACGACTGTACGTTGGACGGTGACGTGGTGGATTCCCTTCCGCTTTATATCGCCATGGACTATAACGCCAACATCAACTGGGTGGTGACGGGACAGGTCTACAAGCGTGACGGGAAAGAATGTCTTAACGTCATTTCTTCTATGTATGTCAAGAATGAGCGCAAGTTGCGTGAGTTGATGACGGACTGGAACCACTATTATGCGCCTAAGCGGAAAGTCTGCAATGAGGTGACGTATTTCTTCGATGCTACGGCCAAGTTTCGTAGTTACGCTGTCGAAGGCGCTGAGGATTTCCGCACGACCGTTGTCTCTATGTTGACAGAATTTGGATGGTCGGTACGTGCCATTGACATGGGTACGCCGATGGAACATCGTGAGAAATATAAGTATATCAATGAGGCGTTGGTCGGTGCTTCGTGGCCTGCTATTCGTATCAATACCGAGAACAACGAAGCCCTTTGTATCGCCTTGCAGATGGCAGAGGTCGAGGTCGGCTATCGGGGATGGCATAAGTGTAAGGCGGGCGAGAAACTATCCGAGGACGCTGATAATGCGGTGCGTCTGGAGTATCGTACCGACGGTACCGACGCTTTCGACTCGTTGTTTATCGGCGTGAAATTCTTCTTGAACAACTACGCTGGAATGGGCGCTCTGCCGTTGGGATAGCTCGTATGTGTCCGCATCTTCACTTTTCATTTTTGTAAATTTGTGGTAACAAAAAGAATTGGAAGATGATTGTTTCAACACTCGAAGAATTGCGGCTTTATTCGCCTGCCAACGCAATAGATAATATCGACACGATACAGGGTTTTCTCGACTCCTCAGAGCAGGATTTCCTCTCTGAGAAGTTGGGCCAGAAGCTCTATGATTCTCTCACAGCCTATTATCGTCAGTTGCGTGACAACGGCAAGGTAGAGACGTTTGTTAGCAGTATTGTCAACGGCGACGCACTTACGCCCTATGCCCGTTTGCTCAACCTCTGTCAGCGTTGTGTCACCTTCGATGCCCTGGGCCGGGCTGTGGATATGCAGGCTATCTCCGTCAATGGTGCGGGTGTGAATGTTGCCACCGCCACTGACTATGCCAAGGCCGACAACGACGCAGTGAGGAACTACAAAGCTACGTGTGTAAAAGAGGCACACGCAGCCGTCAACCGCATCCTCGTCGTGTTGGAGGACTGGACAAAAGACATTGCCCAGTTATCTGATAAATCATCAACTGATGAGAACATCAATTCATCAACTGATGAAACTATTAATTCATCAACTGATGAAACGTCTTCCGAAGATACGTTGACGGAGGAAAAAGAGATTGTGGCACTGTGGCGTAAGAGCCGTTATTTCTTCCTTGCTGCCTCGCTCATCATTCCTTCCGCATCCGTCTTGCAGGAATATCTCAATATCTATGACAGTCGTGAAAAGTTCATTCAGATGTTGCCAGACCTGCGTTATCTGCAAGAAGATGTGCTTGCACCGGCCATCGGCGATGATCTGACGGAATATATCGTCACGATGTCACAACAATTGGGGGAGACTGTTAGTGAGGATAGCAAGACGTTGACGGAGAGTCAGCAGCGTCTGTTGTTGCGCATCATCCACAAGGCACGTAAGGCCATGGCGCGGTTGCTGGAGAGCCGCACGATGCAGTTCCGCACGACGGATCAGCGGCGTGAGACGGCACGCACCGAGGGCAACCGCCTCGTGCAGGACTTGGGCGAGTTTATCACCGTCCATTACAAAGAGCTTCCTGATGCCGCTCTCGACGCCTTCAAGAAGTCACCGCTCTATGCCACTGTAGACGATGATGAGACGAATGATTACACTCCTCAGTTCCAGAACAACCAGGAGGGTAACGCCATGTTTATCACCCCCGCTATCTAATCCGTTTGTACCATGGCAGAAACACCTACTTATAAGATGACAGAGGCGCGTCCGGCCAACTACTGGATGTCGTCGTATGCAATCTATATCCAGCTCAACGCGGCAGGCGATTACAACTATATCCATGCCAATTGCTCGTCGGGTTCTGTCATCATGTGCCATGTCGACGGCATCAATGAGTTGGGTTATGACAGCGGTCACAACTACCGCCGTTGGCAGTTGACGGCCTCTCCTACCGTCTTCCACGACAACGTGGCGCGCTACGTCTATATCGCCATACCGAAGTCAGCAGCCGCCGACGCCATGGCCGTCGTCGTCTTCCCGTCGGAAAAAATCGACATCTACGGAAAGAATGCCAAAGGCGAGCAGATCGGCTCAACGGACTACTACTATATCTTCACGCAGGGCATCATCTCGGATTCTTATTCCGATGGTGGTTCTCATGCCCGTACATGGACGCAGGAGATCGACACCGGTACCCTCGCGTCCGATGAAGCGCTGGCTTCCGGTGGCGAAGGTAAATGGTGGGATTACAATTCCTCTGCCGATACCGTCAAGTTCCTCAAAGCCATTTCTGAGGCCATCATCAATAAGCTGACCTCTGCATGGGCATCTATCAAGCAGCTCGTCCTCAATGGTCATCTCATCAACGGTGTGTCTTCTTCTTCTACCCCTGTCACTTCCGACGACACCCTTGTGACGCCGAAATATGGCGAGACAAAATGGTTGAGCAAGACGCACGATGACATCACGGCTCACAAGCTCACCATGGGCGAGGCCGAGGTGACGGGCAAGGCAAAGGTGGGCGGGAAGACAAGCATGGTCGGCGGTGCCACCGTAGGAGACGGCACTTATGGCATTGACAAGGACGGTATCGCCACGCTTGCAGGAGAGGTGGCTGAGTACCTTAAGAGCAAGGACTTCAACACAGACAACCCACGCTTCGGCTCCGGCCTCGGTATGCTCATGAAGGACGGCGTGAGCTACGGCTACATCGACTACCTCACCGTCCGCACAAAGATGACCGCCGAGCAACTGGAGGTGCGCGTCCTCAGTCGAGTGGCTGGTGACTACGCCTTTACGAAGGCCGGTTCCCATATCGTCTATGTCGAGGTCAAGGCCGACCGCTACCGCTGTTATTACACACAAGACGACGGCACCACTCAGACCATCAACAACTGGCAGGTTGGTGACTTCGCCAAGTGCAAGACGTCGAACATCAAGACAGGCAAAAGCGGCTACACCGCCACCCGCTACTACAATCGGTTAGTAATAGCTGCCAGCTCAGAACCAGTCACCGTCGATGGACTCGACGCCACGAAAAAATACGGCTACATCGACCTCGCCATAGACGATAGCAACACCATCGAATACCCCTACACCGACTCCGATGGCAACAGTCAGACAGCCAAGCTCGTCTGCACCGACTCCATCGATGGTGAGGACGTACCGCAGGCGCAGGATGATATAGTGCAGTGGGGTAACGCTTTTACCAATGAGACTACCTATACCAAGGGTGCCTACAAGATCCGCGGCAATGTACTGCTCATGTCAGTCAGTGAGGGCGGCCTGCTCACCTACACCCAGATCGACCATCCCGTCGATGGGTCGGCCATGGAGCAGTACATGACCGACTGCATCCTTCCCACCATGGTACGCTTTTCGAGCGACCATTTCATCATTGCCCCCTACGCCCAAAGGGACGCCGCCGATACCGTTATCTGTTTCCGCGACGACTGGAACGACAAGATGGTCTGCGGCCACAACGACGTAGTGCGCCACTCGGATAAACTTTGGCAATGTATCGTGAATGTAGGCGAGACCACCAACGACTACGATGAAGCCTACCGTGAGCCAAAGCTAACATCGCCAATCTGGAAGATTTACGTCAAGGGCATCCCCTCAGCGGGCAAGCCGGTGCTCACCATTGCCGAATCGACTGGCGAGAGCATGTACGTCTCAGATACCGACATCGTGACCCTCAAGGTGCAGGATGCCCTTGCGGCCAATGCCGATGCCGACATCACCTCCGGCTACGGCTTCTCCGTCACCCGCAACAGCGGCAACACCGACGCTGACACCGTATGGAACACCGCCCATGCTTCCATCGCCACCAACACCTTCGAGCTCACCGCCGACGACCTCACCCTTGCCGCCATGACGCAGGCCGTGACCTTCACCGTCACCGCCAAGAAAGGCGACTCCATCCTGACCATGCCTTTCGTCAAGCGCCTCACGGGTAAGAATGACCTGCGCATCAAGTTCAGCTCCAACGTTGGCCCGTTCGTCTCCGTCAGCCGCGTCGATCTGCAATTCACCGGGCGCATCATGTTCGGCGACGAAGACATCACGGCCACCGTATTGGCCGACTCCCGCAACACCTTTGTATGGACCCGTGACAGCGGCATCGAGAGTGAGGACAAATCTTGGGTGCCCACCATCCTCACCGATAAGGACGGCACGCAGCACCCCAACATCCTCTGCGTCCATCAGTACGCCAACGAGCCCACCGGACGTAAGGACTGCGGCTCACAATGGGAGAAGCGCTTGCAGGTGAAATACACCCTCACGGCTACCATCTATACCGACACGACCTATAATGCCAAGACCGTGACGTTGGCCGAGCCAACAGGCATCGCATCAGTTTAATCATCAAAAATAAATAGCTATGTATTTTGTTTTAGTTCCAAAAGAAATTACAGAGAGGCGGGGCGTGTTCCTCGCTTCCGACGGCTACGAGGTATTGCCCGATGGCCGCTCAGTCGTGCCCATCAACGACGTGGTACGCTTCACCCGTTTCTCGTATGGCAAGGTAGAGATCATCAATGAGGCCGACCTTACCAACCTTCGTACATCAACGGCCTCCGAATCCGACTCATCAACTTCAAACGCTGATTAACCATGAAGAAAATTATATCCAACAGCGGTACCATCAATGCCGTCATCAATGGTAAGTCACTTACCTGTAAAATCCGCCGTATCAACGACGTTGACTTCTTCCAGTTCTGGGACAACTCAACGTCAACCGTCAGTCCGTCATGGAAGAATGCCGGCCCTAAGTTCTATGCTGAGGTCACCGACTCCGAGGGCAAGAGCTACGTGCTTGGCAGCGACAGTCTGGCCAACGTCAACCTTTACTGGAACGGCGGCAGCGGCAACTCAGCCCTTATGACCTTCGACAGCAACAATCTCAATACGAACATCCTGCCAGCAGGAACCATCCGCCGCTTACTGGCCAGCGTGAAGTACAGCGATGGCAACACCTATCAGAACGTGCCAGTCTTCGAGATTATCAAGGATGTCTTTGGCTCCGCCAATGCCGACTCCGACGATTTCTACGTCACCGGCCAGGTCACCCTCGAAGGCGCCAACACGCAGGACGTGCGTTCCAATACTGAAACCGTCCAGTGTGTGCAGACTGTCAATGGCGGCAACACCTATGTAGTCCGTATCAGCAGTGAGGCAGGCAAGGGCGACATCGACAGCGAGGGTAACGCAGCCGAGCTTGTAGCAAAGGTGTATAAGTATGGAGCCACCACCGAGGTCACCAGTGATGCTTCGCTTCAGTGGGCTGACGCAAGCGCAGGTACCGAGAGCAACATTTCGAGCGCAACGACATCCAAGCTCACCGTTTCAGCCGACATGGTGAATGGTGATGGCCTGTTTGTCTGTATCGCCACCATCGGCGGCAAGACCTATCGCGGCTACTACCGCGTGAAGGACTATTCCGACCCCTACCACATCGAGGTTACCGAGATCAGTACGTTCGCATCCGGCAGCGGCACGCATATCGACCAAAAGATTCAGGCAGGCGAAACCGTCACCCGAACGGCGCATGTAGTAAAGAGTGATGGCACGGAGGTCACTGGCACTAAATACGACTTCACATGGGTATTGAAAAAGGCTGATGGTACGACCTTTGACCCAACAATCGAGAACGGTTCTGTTTCTGGCGCAGCGTGGAAATATACCTATGCAGGCATCATTGCCGCCGGAGGCTCCGTCAACTGGTACTTATCAGCCGAACCCGCCAATTCATAACCATTAAAGTGAATAATCATGATAGAGAAATTACAATTAGGGGCTGTCTCCAAGCCGATTAACTATTCGGCTCAGCTCTACGTCAAGAGCGGCTCCCTGTCACAGATATACCACAACGCCACCGGTGAGTATTCGCCCGACCGCACCGCCACGTCCAATGCCCTCGTACTTGGCACTCACGTGGTCATCAACGACCCTAACAAGGCCGACGGCTCGCAACGGTCAGTTGGCACAGTGACCAGCGTGGCTTGGTATTATGCCAAGAAAGGTTCATCGGACGACATCAGCAAGATGGTGAAGATAGCCGACATGGGCAATGCCTTCACTGTTGACGGCACAGCCCATGAGCTTACCTATAAGGGCAACCTCCCCGACACGCAGACCGGCGCCCGCATCTTCGCCGTGATCACCTTCACCGACCCCGTGAAGGGTACGTCGGTCACCACCATCGACAACGTGAAGCTCACCACGAACATCAACACCGTCACCCGTCTGGAGCTGCGTATTGAAAAAGGCGCGGCCGACGCACCTTACGGCAGCGAGAACTTCATCCTCAACCCCATCCTCCGCCCGCTCAACTCCAAAGGCACGAACTGGATGGTGCATTGCCGCTGCCAGGAATATGACGGCAATCTCACCGTGGCCGACGCCTACACGGGCACAAAGCGCACGGGCAACGCCTTCTATTTCTGGTACTATAAAAATCGTCAGAATCAGTTGACCCGCATCACTGATAACAACGACTGGTTCACTGGCACGAAGTACGCTGACGGTACGTGGAACAAGGAGTGCGTGGTCAACATGGCCAAGATGCGTAACGTAGAGCTCATCTGCAAGGCAGGCTTTATCCCCTACGGCGAATTAGTCGATTATGCCGATGCAGCCGGTCAGATCCTACCCAGCAAGACCCTCGGCTTCTTGGAGACATCCTTCAAACTCGGCGTGGCCCTGCCACCTATCACCGGCAAGCGCTTTGTCACCGTGGCCAACGACATGATCCAGCAAAAGGACTTCAATGCCTCCGACCTGTCCAAGGTGCCCGTCATCCGCCGGTTCTTCATCGAGAGCGGCGGCGTAGTGCTCAACCTGGCCACGAATCCGCTGAAAGCGACGGAAGGCGACACCCGCAACCTCTGCGACGTACTATACACTATCAAGTGGTACATGGAGGATAAGGATGGCAACTACGTGAAGATTGGTTCCGAAGCTGACACCAAGACCGGCGAGACGCTCGTCACCAACCTCAAGGAGCTTGGCGCTACGTCAGCCGACAAGCTGCCTAAATTGGTAGTAGATTATGAGCCCAATTATCCTGACCTCTGGGGTGACAACTACTGCGACGAATACGATTTTTTTGGCGACAATTGCGACGCAATAGGTCATCATGGCAACAAGGCATTCTTGAAAAACCTCGACTTCGCCCTCTTCGATGTCACCGACAACACCGATGCAGACGGCAACGCCCGCACCGAGTACCCGGCCGCCAAGCTCATGCGCAATAACATTCTCCGCTACGCCGATGGCAGCTACGCTCCCGTGGTGGGCATAACCGAGGATATGAAGAAGGAATGTACCGACAATATCCTTTATTCCGACTCTGCGGCTAAGACTGTTGCCTATGCTCAGGGAAAGTACAACGCCATCACGGAGTGGGAGACCTACGACAAGCCTCTTATGAAGACAGGCAGCAAGCCTCGCACGCTATATAAGAAAGCCTCAGACGGCTTCATCTCAGCCGTCAGCCATAAGTTGCGCCCATGGGAGACAACCGAGACAAAGTACAGTATCGGCGTGGGTTATCTTGATGGTACGGTTTATTTCCTCGACAATGTGAAGGGTGACTCAGGCAAGAAGTGGAAGGGTATCTTTACAGACGTTACCGAGTGGGACGGCATCGACCTTACCAAGTACGCTCTGCCCACGACGGTACTCTCACCCGGTGCCTTCACTACCATCGGCGGCAAGGCCCGCGACTTCTTCTACCTCTTTGCCTCCGACGACGCCAACTCGCAGGGTAGTTGCGGCGCGACGGTAGCCGATTGGCAGGGTGCCAATCTTCCCTCTATCACGCCGTACAAGGAAGGCCGCGCCTATCCTCGGTGTATGGATGTCAGTCAGATTACCAGCATGACCTATTGCCGGGCCAACAATAAAGATGCCGACTCACCCGTGCCGATGGCCGAGGGTGGTTACTTTACGCTGGATGCCTTCATCAGTTTCGTTGAGCTCACCATGAGCTCGCAGAACCTCGTTGATGTTGACCGCTATGGCAGTGGCATCTCATCCAACGATGGCCCAAGCGCCTCCAACTTCTTCAAGGTGGGTGGTGTAAAGTTTAAGAAGTCATCCGCTACTGACTATACCTATGCCTCATGGGGTGCGACCCATGCGTTCAACGTGGACGGTGTGTCCGCTACAACTTATTGGTCAAACTTCGTAAACGGTTATGCTCCGAAGGCAGCGTGCATGGAAGCGCAGTTGGCCGCATCCATGGCCGTAGAGCTTGGCATTGCTGCCACCACAGAGAGCGGCAAAGAGCACACGTTCTACATGTACGGCAACAAATACTATTACATGGACGTGAATGGTGTGGACGGTCTGAGCAAGGGCTACATGAACGTCCGTGTGTATAAGATTACCTCTTACAGCTACACTGATGCCACCGAGGGTGCTATGACCTGTGAGTTCCGTTTGCGCATGAGTCTCTTTGCCGGAGCTGAGTTGTCAGGCGATGTCTTCCGCTATTGCGGTGGAGGTGCCGAATTAGTGGCTACCATTCTTGCCAAACAAGACGTCAATCAATACGGCAACACTATCAACTTTTGGCTGCAACCAGACCAAAGCAAGTGGAAGAAGATTACAACCGTAACCGTAGCGAACACAAGCACCAAATTTGGCTTTGAGGACAGCTACATCAAGCTTATTGACGGTGACAGTGCAGGCATCGTGACCGTGAGCAACGGATGGCGTAAGAACCGCTTCCCTTACTCTCCGTTTGCGGTTGATAGTTCCACTGGCTCATCGAAAGGTGACAGCATGTATATCTGGAACGATAACTGGTACAACACCACGGGTGTCGGCCAGAGAACAAGGCTCGCTTTGCGTTTCGGCCTCAGTGCCACCCACGGCAATTGTGCCCCGCGTTCGTTGAATTGCCACAGCGCTGTCAGCTCTGCCCTCCGCTACAATGCGGGTCGTGCCCAGGCCCGCGTGAGCATAACGCAGTAGCGCCGCAGGCGCAAGGCGCAGCCGGGGTGCAACCCCGCTGCAAGCGGGATAAAAGCGGCTGCAAGCCGCTTTCCTTTCCGTGTTTATCTCGGTAACTTCCACGCCGTAAGGCGTGCATAAACGCATTTTAACACTTGAATACATATAACAAAGAAAGATATGAAGTTTGACACCTCTTAAATTAAAAGATACAGCAAACCCCCGCCGTCATCGGGCAACCTCTGCATTGGGACTGAGGCTCCGAACCCGGAAAGGCGGGGTTGAAAGAACGGTGTGCGAGAAGGCTCGCTTTGCGTTTCGGCATCAATGCCAACAACGGCAATTGTGCCCCGCGTTCGTTGAATTGCAACAACGCTGTCAGCAATGCCAACCGCAACAATGCGGGTCGTGCCCAGAAACTGGGATTGAGGACTTGTCCTCATGGAATAAAGATACAGGCTTAGCACATCGTGGGCAGCAGTCCCGAAATTCAAGACCACGCGGCAGCGGCATCCGCAAGGATGTGACAGGTAGCACCGCTTTTCGGCCCAGGGCCGTCATCATAAAGACAACTGACAGATGCTTACATTCACAAGATTTCAAGTCGAGACGGTGGCAAAGAAGAGCTTTGTACACCACGCCAAGAACCCGGAGGTTATTGCCTTCAGGGAAGACTTCGATGTCGAGGTGGATAAGCTCTGCCATAGCCTGCAAGATGGCACATGGACCCAATACGTAAAATTTAGAAAATTAAACAAAACCAACAAAAACGGAAAGCGTCGCGCCATTGATGCGCCGATGCTGCGTTGCAGACAGCTCGAACTGTTGTGGCTGTCAGTCGTAACGCCCTTGTACGAAAAGGCTAATAAGAACATTGGCATGGCAAGGAACTGTCTTCCCGATCACGGCTTGACCGCCAAGAACGAGGAATATTCCGTGTGCCATGCTTTGAAGCATCTGTTCTACGACATGCGTAATCTTCATTATGTTCTTGTGCTCGACCAGCGGCAGTGCTATGCCCATGTTACCATTGCGCTGTATAGAAAGGCTATGAAGTATCTATACCGCTTGCTTGGAATGAAGCTCGACAAAGCTGTGATAGACTTTGGCGAGAAGGTGTGTTTTGCGGGCAACTATCTGCCTATCGGCACTCCGTCCTCGCCGTACATTCATCAGATAGTGATGCTCATGTCAGACGTTCTCATCCATGACAACACTCCATGGGCATTGCGCTACGCTGACGACAACTTCATGGCCTTCGAGACAAAGGAAGAATTGAACGCAATGAAATGGCGCATATACAACCTATGGTGGTATGAATATCACATGAGGGCGAAGCGCAAGGGCGTGAAGATTATCGACATCGACAAGGACGGTATGGACTTCTGCGGCTACGTGTTCCATCGCAACCCAGGCAAGGCCGTAACCGATTTCGATAAAGGTTACGTCACCGTCAGGCGCTCCACCGTGCGCTCGGCCCATCATGCCACCAACCGTAACTGGCCGTGTTACTTCGGCATCATGCGACACGCCGACGCATTCCGCGAAATGGTAAAAATAGAGAAGAAGATGCTTTTAAAAGAACTCACATTGACTGTAAGAATACAACGGCAGTTTTCTGCACCGCCAGAAGACATAAAGGAACTTGTGGGAGTGGAGCATACTGTATATGATTATCGTGTTCTGCGTGATAAAACAGGTTTCCCCAACTGGTGTCAGGCTCTCATAGGATTGCCAGAGTTGAATAAAGACGGTATTGCTACAGGTAAGATCCTTGCGAAGGAATATCACGGAAGCTTGTCAATGATAGCACCATGGTTCGCCGCTCTTGAAATAGTTTTCCCAGACAGACGTTTCCTTCCTATTGAGGAAGCTGTGATTGAAAATGTGTCTGGCGGCTATGCTTATAGGGGAAGCCTTGAGATGATTCAATATATTCTTCCATCCATGTGGGACGCTGTAAATCATAAAGTTCTCTTGCCTAAACAGGAAAACATCTTTATTCCTACCCGCGAGCAGTTGATTATACCGAAAGCCATAAAGTAAAACGATATGAGAAAGATGATAGCAACATCAGGAACTATACAGGCCATGCCGCGCACGGACGCATGGTCCTTGCTCAACCTCCTGCCCAACTTCGAGCTGATAGCCGGGCGGAAGGATGGAAATGGCATGACGACACCATACCTCCAACGGCTTGACAACACCACCGTCACCATGCCTTGTAGTGAGGTGTATGATGGGTTCAACTCAGCGTATATCGCCAACGCTTCCACTGCCACCGTCTATCCGGGTGTCTATTTCCTTAATGTACACGTTAAAAAGAACACCGACTATGTGGTTGGCGTTTGGTTGAATGGGAGAAAAGGCAACGTCGTGGTTTTAGAGGTGTGCCGCCAGTCAGCCGTCGAGAGTAGGCCTGGGACTGGGCGGGCATCCGATGCACAGTCCATCAATTATGTAACGATAGAAAAGGACAATGAATGGGAGTACCACGAGATGACCGTAAACAGCGGCGCCTATGAGCTAATTGAGGTCAATTATTGGATAGGTACCAACGGCCAGAGCGCGTATATCGCCAAGCCAAGCCTGCAAGAGAGCCGCAAGGGAGATAAAGGAGATCCGGGTAAGCAAGGTGAACAGGGAAAGCCCGCAACATCATATCGCTTGCAGCTAAAATCGGGAACAGAGGCCAAGGTCGTGACAAACGGCTCAGGTGATGATGTCAAGTTCACGCTGTCAGCTATCATCTATTACCTTGTCATAAAAAATACAGGCGGCTCAGATACCGAGGTGACGGATGCTAAGTTTGTGGCTACCATCGAGGGCAAGGACCGCACCGTTCTTTACGACACCAAAACCAATAAAGGCTATTATTTGGAATACACCGGCACCACTGCCTACACGGCCACGAACACCCCTCAGTCGGCCATCCCGCTGACCGTGACGTTGGCCGACGGCACCGTGCTCAACGACTCCATTCCCGTGACCATACAGCCGGGCGTTGCGGTAGATATTAACAACAAGATAGGAAAGCTGACGACGACGGTTGCGGACAAGGCGGACATCTCGACGCTGGTGCAAACGGCGGGGCGGATAAGCGCGAAGGTGGCGGGTCTCGGCCTGAGGAACCTGCTGATGGACTCGGAGTTCCGCTGCCCCGTGGAGAGAGCCATCACGCGGAACGGGAAGAGGTACAGGGAGGCTTGGAACAACGGCACAAGCGTAACCGTCACCGACACGGCCAACGGAATCAGCGCTGAGGGCGTGAACGCGGTGAAGGCAATATCGGCGGTGTCGGACGGTGACTGGACGGTGACGAGGTGGTATGTACCCGCGAAGTCAGGACAGGTGTACACCGCATCTGCGTGGTGCATGGTGCCGGACGTGTTGGTGCTCACCGGCGACAGCCGTTATTGTCTTCAGCTGTTCGCCTGCAAGGACGATTTGTCGAGAAGCAATGACAGCAAAGCCTTCGCATATTTCAAAGGCCTGTCGTCGGGTGAGTGGAAAAGAGATACATGCAGTCTGATCATGCCGCAGGACACCGCCTATACGTACATCGAGGTCGCGCTGGCGGCATTCAGGTGCGGCACGGTGTATTTCCGGCAGCCGCAGCTGGAATACGGCGGAGAGGCGACGGAGTGGACGCGTTGCGCGGACGACGTGGAGGGTGGCCTGCTGGCCACGGGGATTGACATAGAGAACGGCACCGTGAAGATGACGGGCCAGAATTTCCAGTGGCAGAACACGCGCGGGGTGAGGGTGCTGTACATGGACGACAATGGCAACGCGACGTTCAAGGGGAAGGTGACGGCCTCGGCCATTGAGGGGTCGTCAGTGACGGGCGGCACGATAACCGGCGCGAAGATAGTGTCAGAGAATGCTGGTGACGGCACAAGGACGACTATAGAGGGTGGCAAGCTCACGACCAAAGGCGCCGAGATGGAAAACGTTACCATCGGTGCTGGCAGCGTCAACTATGGTACAAACCGGCAGCCGTTTGCTTATTGGGACGGATGGAATAACGATACAAATATAAGTGATAGCCTTATACTTCCAGTAGAAAAAACGCAGTCCATATTCACTTTCCCCATCCCGTGGGAATACGAATGCAACGGGCGGGTGATTACATTGGTGAACTATAAGATAGCATACAACAACTCGTCACACTACCCGATTGATTACAGTGCAAGGATAGTCGCACCGTCAGGTAAATTTTTCTTCGAGGACGGAATAGCAAAGGGCTCGATAACTGTCGGCAGGGAGATAGTACGTATTATGGGCTATGGCAGCTCAATTGATTATAATGGAACGACCTATAAAGAATTTTACGGTTGGGTGGTCCTCAGTCGTGAGCCTATAGGTGAAAGTCTGATGAGAGGCGAACATCAGCGCATTATTTATCAAGGTGTATATGACGGAAATTTGCGTTATAAGGCTTTCAACGGCGCGTCACTCTCTGCGAAGAAAGACGCTGACGGATATTTCACGATTTCCTTCGGAAAGCCGTTCGCGAGTGTAAACGACTACGAGGTGATTGTATCCGCGCGCAACCTCAGTAACAGCACAAAAGGTTATGCGTGCGTTATATCCAAAAATACTGGTTCATTCAAGGTTGTGACAGCATACAAAGGCGCGCCATACAACGGAGGCTTTACGTTCCAGGTGATACCCGCATGGGACTGGAGCTGATAGTTGGAGAATAAGTACACGACATAAAATGGAGCGGCACGGAACGGAAATAATGACAACTAAAAATAGATAATTATGGCAACAGAAAGACAACAGAGTTTTTGCCGCGACATGTATGCGGCGGCACAAAGGATTGGTGAAATCAGCCCGGTGTTCGTGGCGGCTCAGGCGTGCCTCGAGAGCAGCTGGGGCGTGCGGGAGTCTGGGATAAACAACTTCTTCGGCATCACGCGCGGGAGCAACTGGCCTGCGGAGAAATGCTCGCTTGTGCTGACGACAGAGTATTTCAACCGGGCAAATGTGCGGTTCACGCCGCCTGAGAAGGTCAAGAGCATCAAACGCAAGGCCGTCGGACGGTATGAATACAAGGTTTATCGGCTGTTCAAGGACTTCGACAGCTACGAGGACTGCCTGAGGGAGCACCTGCGGATTTTCAAGAAACCGGGCTACGCCGACGCGTGGCCTTACAGGAAGGACGCGCGTGAGTTTGCAAGGCGTATAGCGGACAACAAAGGGTGCAAGTACGCCACGGCGCCCGACTATTACAAGACCATGTGCGCGATGATTGCGAGCGTGGAGAAAGTCATCAAGGAGTAAGAAAACAGAAAGGAAAAAGTGATGATGACTATTAAGTAGCCATTGTGCAGCAGCTGCCTACGGAACAAAGTACAACAACGCACATAATTTAGGCTGTTTCCTCTTTGGGAACAGCCTTTTTTTGGTGCGTTTTTCGTAAAAGGCAAATGACAGGGGAGGCAGCGCGTCCGCTCTTTCTTTGTGGTTTTTTGTACATTTGCAATACATAAATACACAACACAAACACAAAGGAAACACGTAGATGGTATCAGACACGAACAATTTAGCGACGGGGACACGGGCAACAGCGACATGGTTGTTATATAACGAGCTGGTGGCAATGGTGACAGACATGCGGTGGGGGCTCGTGCTCCTGTTGTTGCTTGTCATTGCTGACTTCCGCTTTGGCTGGCGTGAGAGTCAGATGCGGTATGCGGTAGCGAAACAGGAGAAGGACAACGTAGGGATAGAGAAATACCGGTGGCATACGTCGCGCGCCATACGCCGGACGACCAACAAATGTATAGACTATCTTATTATGATGCTCGTCGGTGGTGCCATCGGCATGGCGTTGTTGGAGCCCGTCGGTTTGGATCATATCTGGGGCTGTTGGGGCGGTGCGTGTATTGTGGCCGTGTGCGAGGTTTTTTCCATCTTCGGACATTTCTTTTTTATCAGAGGGGTGACGGTAGAGAAACGGACATTAAAAGGATTTTTCAAGGCGCTCGTTGTAGCACTGGCCAAACAGAAGAACGAGGCTGTTGGCGAGGCACTGGAAAGCTCTCTGGACGAGGTGACAGAGAAGGAAACGGGCGAAGGCGGGGGAGCTTCTGCTTAGCAGGGCTTATGTCTGTCCGCATTGCGGCACAAAATTCGCCATATTCGATGAAAAATAACAAGAAAAACTTTAATTTGTGAAAAATATAGGCTGAAAAATTTGCAGGTGTGGCGAAAAACTTATAATTTTGCCCTTGTTAAAATCAGAAAGCGGTACGAAGAGGCCGCTGCCACATCAGCGGCATTTTTTGTATCTTCACCTTAGTCTGAAAATATTCATGACTGCACCGTGTCGGGTAGTGGAAACACCCCGGAGGCATCGCTTTTTGAGCCTTAACAGCACGTAGTGCAGTTTTTTTATGTTAAAATCAAAGAGATGGAAACAAGAAGCATCACCAATCCGTCGGCAGCTATAGAACAGAAGATTGCTGCTTATTTTAGAGAATCATTATGCAGTGTGAATGTGCAGATGATTGGGAGAATGGCTGATGCCATTATCAGTTATCAGGACTTTAAACCAGTACGTGTTGTGAGACGTGAGCTGGAGCAACAATTTCCTACGCTAAACATCAGCGAAATTCATCGTATCTATTCTGATTCGGCACGGTTGAGCATCATGCAGGAGTTGTTGGATGAAGACCTGGAAGTGTTTGTTCCTTACGAAGATGGCTCATTGCGTCCTATTTGCTTAGGTGAGTTGGTAGAGGAAAAGTTGTACAATCGGACTATAGCAAAGTAGTTCGAAATAATGGAAGAGGGTTTGAAAAATGAGATTAGTCTATAAGTTTTACATACACCATACAGAAGAACTTGACAGGTTGTTTAGAATTTCAAACAATCTGTACAATCAGGCACTGTATCTGTTCCGTCAGCAACTGGATGCTGACGGTACGTGGATATGGTATAACGACATGGATAAGCTCATGAAAAAGACCCTCAATCTTGAAGGCCAGTGTAACTACAGATTATTGAAATCACAATGCTCCCAGCAGGTGCTGCGTGTTCTCGACAAGAATATTAAGGCTTACTGCAAAAGTATTAAGGATTGGAAGAAACATCCCGAAAAATACAAGGGGATGCCCAAGATGCCTAATTACCGGAAGCGTGGTGGTATGTTTAACTTGTATTATACCTATGTTGCGTGCAGTATTAAGAATGGGAACATTCGGCTTGCTAAAGATTTGCATATATCTATCCCTCAATGGGAGAAATATGGCGGGAGACTAATTCCATTCCACCAGGTGCGCTTAATACCCAACAGCCGTAACATCAAGGTCGAAATTGTCTATGAAAAGGAGATAGAGCAAGCTGATGTGGATAAGACAAAATACGCTGCTATCGACCTTGGGCTTGATAATCTCGCCACAATGGTTACTTCTGAAGGCTGCACGATTTATAGCGGCAAATATCTCAAATCTTACAATAATCACTTTAACAAAACACTCTCTCACTTGCAGTCTATCAAGAATCTGCAAGGCATAAAGCGAACGACAAGAAGAATCACTCGTATGTATGACAAACGAGACCGCTATTTTGAGGATGCCTTTCATAAGGTTAGCCGTCAGATTGTCGATACACTTGTGCGGAAACATATAGGAACGCTGGTTGTAGGCTACAATGTCGGATGGAAACAAAACTCCGACATGGGCAAAAAGAACAATCAAAAGTTTGTTCAGATGCCTTTTGCGAGACTGGCAGGCTATCTCCGCTATAAGTGCGAGATGATTGGAATTAAGTTCATTGTGCACGAGGAAAGTTACACAAGCAAGTGTGATGCTCTTGCTCTTGAACCGATTGGGAAGCATGAAACATATCTTGGACGCAGGGTAAAGCGCGGACTGTTCCGTTCCTCGACCAGGAAGATGATTAATGCTGATCAAAACGGAGCTTTGAACATCCTTAGAAAAGTAGTCGGCGATTCCGAGTTTTCTCGGATAGTCGGTAGCGGGCACTCGTTATGTCCGATACGATACCGCAATCCGTTTTAAACGGTTGCAGGAAGTATGTAAAAAGTAGAATGATTTTTAACGCATTTAATACTTTTAATAACGTCAGAGCTCCTGCGTGTCGTGAGACGGATAGGAGTTTTCTCTCATCTTGCGGGCAGGGTTTTCTTTTGTCCCCATTTGGCGGCTTTGGTTTTGTATCTTTGTTGTAGGAAAATCAAAGATCATATTGGAAATGGCAACAAAAGGCACGAATAAGCGCAAGACGCCTAATACGCAACGTATCAAGGCGGAAGATTTCTTGCAGAAGAGTATGGAGTTGCATCAGCAGGGTTATTCGATGCTGATGCCGGGCGACATGAACTTCCGTCCGGAGCACATGGCGGCACGCACGTGGGATGACTTCATCGCTTCCCAGATACGTATCGGCAGTGGTGGCGGTGGTGCGCAGAATACCGCCAACGGAATGCGCATCCGCAAGCGCGGGAGCATCCCCACGCTGTATTTCTCTTCCGGTTCTGAACAGCGTTGGGGCACCGACAACATCGGTACGCCCGGCTTGGGTTGGATAGAATGGGGATATGGTAATGTATTGCCGAATGTCGTCGCTTTGCTGACCCATCTGTTGCCCTACACGGCGTCAGGCGTGAAGTTCAACAGCGACTTGTGTGCCGGGTTAGGTCCACAACCGATGTATGACTGCACGCAGTATGTCGGTGGTGCTATCACACAGAAGTATATTCGTTACAAGGATGCCGGTCAGTGGTTGCGTGGTCGTATTCTCGACGCTCAGCGTGAGTTGCTGAACCTTTACCGCATCCGTGGTGAGGTCTTCGGTACACAGCAGGACGAGGATCCCGCTGATGATGGTGACGAGCAGAATATCGTTGACGACCTGGCGCAGACAGCCTTGAATGATGACCCATACGAGCAGAAGATTACGTCGCTCTATGATGACATGATCGCGCAATATGAAGCGCTCATCAAAAAGCTTAAAGCCGGACTGGAACGTTGGGAACAGACGGCACCGGAAGTACAGAAATTCCTTGACCGCAACAACATTCCTCAGACATGGCTGTCGATGGTTCTCGATACAGAGCTCTTCGGTATGTCCTTCCCTGAGATTCTTTTGAACCAGCTCGCCACGGATAAGGACGGCAATGTGGTGAAAGAGACGAAACGCTGGCAGCCGAAGGTTGTCGGCATCCGTCACCGTTCCTGCCACACCACCCGCCTGGAACGTATGGACGACTTGGGCAACGTGAACTACGTTTATTGCAGCAACCGCTGGCTCGACCATCCCTTCATTGATCAGAGCGCAGTGCCCGACGACGACATCCACGCCATCCGCGCGCTGAGCACCGACAATCCCTTGCAGACGCTGGAGAGCGATGTCCGCGACGCCAGGGAACATAACGTCAGCGTCGCCGAGCGTCCCACACACTTTGTACTTCCCTGCAAATATCCGTCGGCAGGCCGTCCCTACTACCCCACCCCGGCATGGTACAGCATTTTCGGCGGTGACATCTATGAGTATCTTTCTACCATCATCAGTGACCGCCTGACCCGCAAGCGCAACAGCAATATCATCGGACGCATCATCTACATCAACAATGAGTATATGCAGCAGGTGTTCATTGCTAACAAGGCGCAGAATAACCCGAAGAAGCAGGCTGAGCTGAGAGATAAGATATACACGCAAATCAACGAATGGCTTGCCAACCGTGACAATGCCGGTCAGTCGTTGCTGGCCTTTACTTTCACGGGACAGGACGGCAAGGAACACCATAGCTTTGAGATTCTTGAAGTTGCCAACAACAACAGTTCTGCCGCCGCCGCCAATGAAAAAGAGACGGCCGAGATCTCTTCTGTTGTCTTCATGGCCATGGGGCTCGATGCAAGACTGATGGGCTCCACACCTATGTCGCTCGTTGGCGGCAATAGTGGTACCGACATCCGTGAGCGTTTTCTGTTGCGCCTGATTCTCAAATCCCCTCAGATCAATATCATGCTGAAACCTTTGGAAGTCATCTCCCGCTTCAATGGCTGGGACGAGAACCTCGTTTGGCAGGTGCAGCGTGAGGTGATGACGACCCTCGACCGCAGCAAGACTGGTATCGTCGCTCAGAGTGCAGACAGCACGCAGGCCAACGCAGGAAATAGCAATCAGTAACCAAAGACAACTATGGCATCAAATTTAACCTTACTTTCCGGCTCTCCCCTCATCGGCTCACCTATCACCTATCAGGTGACGGCGGCCACGGTGTCGGGTGCGTGTGCTTTCCATCGTGTCAAGCTCACGGTCAACGGTTTTCTTGATGATGGCAGCAGCAGTCTTTCGCTGACGTTATCCTCGCCCGTTGAGAGTGCCGAGACCGTCGAGATAGACATCAGCAGCGCGTTGCGTGCCGTTGCCGATAAATATGAGTACAGTGCTGAGCCTCCTGCCAGCTATCCGCGCGTGGGCTACACGCTCAGTGCCTGTGATGAATATATGCAGAATGGCGAGGTGCATGACAACGTAGGTGTCGTGGAGGTCAGTAAAAAGCAATACTGCCTGATGGGAGCCTACAGCGACTTGGAGCGTCTGCTTTCGCCTTCCGGCAAGCAGGCCAGCGTCTTTACACGCAAGCCCTCGACGATGGCCGAAGTGGTGGCCGTGGGCGAGACCGTTGTTGTGCCGACCACTATCAGCGCGGTTTCGTCCGGCAATGTCACGACGACACCTTCCAGCAAGGTCTACAACGTCACGCAGGAGGGGGCGCAGGTCCTTGGCGGCCGCAGTTTCTATGCCGTTGCCGCCACCCCCGACCGCTATCAGTTCCGTTTCGTCAACGGCTTGGGTGTCCTGGAGAGCATCAGCGTGAGGAGTCTTCGCTCGACAAAGATGAATGTCACGGAGGAAGACACGCTCCGCTCGGTGCCGGAGACCTTCGGCAAGTTCTCACGCAGCATCGTGCGCAAGAGCAATGACTACGAGACATGGGCACTGTCATCCGGTCCCCTCGACGCGGCATGGCTGCAATGGTATCTTCACGAGTTCTTAATGACCAAGCAGGCATGGGTCAATATCGGCGGGCACTGGATAGGCTGCCATATCCTTCCCGACGAGGAGGTGAACGGCATTGACCGCACGGGGAGCAATCTGATGAGCGTCAGCTTCTCCGTAAGGCTTGACATCAACGGTTCGCCGACGCTGGCCATCTAAGCGGGACCTCGCCTTAAAAAAGGCGAGGCACAGAACGGGAGCCACGCCTTATAACGGAACAGAATAAACAAAGAAAGGAAAAAGATATGGACAAGCAGTTTCAAGTTTTTCAGAAGTTGTGTATAGATATTTTGGCCGAGAGTGACAACTGCGAGGCATCACAGAAGGCTTTTAAGGAGGCAAAGACCATTCCTGCCCTTGTGCAGGCATGGCGCACGTTCCTCTCCGGTGTCATTCACGAGGTGCCGTTGCAGGTGAAGGATGCCTTTGCGAGGCTCTATGATACGTATAAGGCCGAGATTAATGCCAGTGACCTATACTATAACGAGGACCCACAGCAGGACCACCGTTGCATGGTGCTGATTGGTGACGCATCCGCAGGGATGGAAGATGAAGTTTTGCAGATTAATGGCAACCATCATGTTTACGTCATCGGCAACCAGAAGGTGACGATAGGCGACAGTTGTCACGTCACCGTCTCTGCCGATGATGCTTGTGTGACGGTAACGGATCATGCTGTTGCCGCCATCGAAAAAGGATCTATCGAGGCATGGGGGCGTGCTCAGGTCAGCGGCCATGGTGACATCACCTGCCACGACTCTACGGTGGTGAGCATCGACGGAGGTGTCGTTCACGACCATGGCCATCTGCAAATCTTAGCCTACAACGATTCTCTTGTGGATAGCTTCACCAAGCGCCGTGTCATGCTTTACGATAAGGCGACCTTACAGCTTCGTCCGCGTGAGAAATAATCTTTCCTATTTATTCCAACTACAATGAATAGTCATATAGCCATTACCGCCGATGACGGGACGGGTAAGCAGCGACCGCTCGTATTGCCCGCTGATTTCAGTCTCGACATCGACGACCAGAACCCGTTGTTCAACGACAACGAGATGTTCTCTTATCCCTGCCGGATGCCCTTGGAAGGCAACCGCTTCCTCTTGGGCAATATCGACGACCCGCTCAATGTGGACCGTCCGGTATCGCTGGAGCACCGTAAGATGCGCATCCTCGTCGACAACCAGCCTTTCCGCAGCGGTACACTCGTCACCGCCGAGGATGAGGAGATTGATGGTGCGCTGACGATGAACATCAGTGCCAGTGAGCATAGCATCGATGATTTAATAGGCGACCTGGATTGTCAGAAAGTACCGTTGAAAGACAAGATTCTCATTGGTGAGAAGATTGGTGCCGTAACCGCCAAAGCGACATACGACTACCATGTGAAGATCACCTTTGACGGTAAGAAGCCGGACCATGAGGAGAGCGGTACGAATAATGAGACCAGCAACGTGGAATATTCCCCGCAGGCCCTCGGCTTCTCCTACCCTGCCGAATGTGAGACGACGGGCACCAAGGATGTAGCCGTACTGAAAGAGACGCTGAGCTATGCCAACGGCCATAAGCGCGTGGTGCCGAAGGTGAAGACAAGCTACATCAATGTCAGCGACCCCTACCCCAAGGCGAAGTATTGCAACGCCCGCATCTGTTACACCCACTACGGTTTGCAGAACGATGGCAAGGAGACGGGAACGAAGGTCGATGAGAAGGAGATTACCTCCGGTCCTGAGCTTCATTTCCCTTACTGGGTGCTTGATGCCAACCGTCCGCAGTCCGGCATCTGTTTCTACGTGCTCTACTTCCTCGACTGCCTTTTCAACTATCTCGGTGTGTCGTTCGACAACAGTGAGTTGTTGAAAGTCGAGGATATGAAGCATCTGTGCTTCTTCACCACCCATTGTAAATACACCGAGGAACGCAAGTATGCCTACCGCACATCGCCCGACTTCGACAATATTGATGACATCAACAACTGGCTCAACAGCCGTGGTTGTGGTGCCCATTTCGAGTTCAAGGACGAGGGCGATATGTCGATAGACAAAATCGAATATACCGAGAACGGCGTGACGAAGACCGCCGTTGTCGGCAATGATGGCGTGACGAGTATCGTAGCCAAGCACTCCAAGCCTACCTACAGCGTACAGGCCAATATCATGCGCATGTATGCCACGTCAGAGAACTTCCCTGATGAGAGCGTGCAGACCGTCCTCGACGCGCTGCAAAACTCCTTCGGCATCCGCTTCGAGTATGACTATGAGAAGAAGCATGTGCGGGCTTATTTCATCCGTGACGTGTTCCGCAACACAGAAGCGCCGATAGACTTCCCCGGTGAGGTCATCTCCATGCACAAGGTAGCCGAGAAGATTACGGGCGTGCGCATGTGCTACAGCAAGGAGAGTACGTCCAAGGAACAGCAGGACAACGTGCGTACCGGCAAGAAAGACTACGATACGTCGTATGACTATATCGACTATCCGCAGGCGTCTACCGTTACCAACCTCACCTATAAGGACATCATGCGCAAGCCGTTGCAGACCGATGCCAACGGCAACCGCTGTACTTATATCGACAAACAGACGGGTAATGCCTACCGTATCAAGATCAACTCCTCAGCGGAGTCGGTGGCCGACTACAAGCCGTCGCTCTTCGAGGTAGGCCAGTGGAAAGGTGTGGAGATTGGCGACTGTTCCACCATCAACGAGGACTATGTGAAGGAGTTCTCATCCGACTTCGTACCGGTGGAGTTCAACGATGTCAACTACCGTCAGGAGGTGGGCACCGCCGAGGGCAGCGTGTCGTCAAACGGCTATTCCGTACGTCTGTCGTCGAGTGCCCAGCCGCTCATGGTAGCCTATACCAACGAGAAGATGGAGCATGAGTTTCTGGAGCAGCGCATCTCGCAGGCGATGTCGTCGACGGTGGCAAAGATCACCTTTGACGAGGTGCTCGACTCACTGATGGAAAACTACAACCCTCAGAATGGTGACGACAATGGCAATTCCCCCTTGCAGAAGATTGACTGGGGACTGAGCATTGCCATCATGCGGGGTGGCGGTACTGACTCCACCACGCAGCAGTATGACTTCGACTATGACGGTTTCGGCAACTCGAAGTGGCGCACTGTCTCCGGTCAGTATGCGCTCTCCGCTGACAGTCTCGACCTCTTCGGCAGTGAGTATGACTACAATGGTGTCAAGGAGGGTATCGGCGACGGCGAGCGTTTCTCGTTGAAGATCCGTTCCTGGAAGCAGCCGTCATGGTCCACCAAACCCATCTGCAACCCCGACGAGGTAGACAGCAAGGGCAATGTGACGAAGAAAATCCTCTCGCGCGGACTCTTCGACACCTTCATGTCAGAGCTGGCCAACTTCTATTTGAAGTGTCGCAAGTATATCGTCACGCTTCGTTGCAGTTCGGCTCAGATTGCCGATGTACCCAACCACTGGACGCGCCGTTACCGCATCAACGGCATGACGGGATGGATCAACAAACTGTCCTACAGCGTCACCGTGGCCGACGGTATCGGAGAGGTGCAAGTGGAATTTTTCGTGATTTAGAAAAAAAATCTTCAAGAAAAGACGAATATTTCAAATATTATGTTTAACTTTGCAAGCAGATTACTGATATGACATTCGCAGAGATACTCGAAGAGTGGGCAGAGCTTTACAAGCCCATCTCCCACAACCCCGATAAGGGCAGTAAGCAACGGGCCTTCTATCTCATCAAGGCCATCAACATGGACAATGCCTTTATGCGGGCGCAGAACACGGCCAAGACGCCGTGTATGGCCTACAGCATCATCATCGACGCAGAGGTGCAGAATCATGTGGTGAACTATCAGCACATCGTCTACTTCATGTCGCGTGCCACGCAGCGCAGTCTTGCTAAGAACGCCAAGAGTGACGAAGACCTCGGCATCGACCAGCAGCAGCTCATGGATGGCTTTGCGCAGGATCTCCTCGCTTACCTCACTGAGCTGAAACGCACCGGCAAGAATCCCGTCACGGGACGTATCTATGACAAGCCGACACAGCTCGCCTTGCAGGGATTGCAGATAGAGAAGTGTTCGTGGGCTTCCAACCCCGGTGTGGTGCGTTATGGCGAATGGCACTTGCTCGGATTGAAAATCGATCAGAACGTGCCCATTTCGCGCTGCATCAACAAAGAGAAATATCTGGTGCCGGAGGCGAAGAGCGATGGCAAGGAAAATATAAAAGATTAGTAGTATTTCATGATGATTTAGATTTAATAGAAGTTTGAGTTAGTTTTTTATGATTTCTTACAAAAGAAGTTTTTTACATGAATAGATGTTTTTGATTTACAACAAAATTGTGGATTAGTCAAGGAGATAGGAAACATAGTTATCGCTTAATAATGTTTTTGTATCAATTTGAGACTACTTTGAGTGCAAAGCAGTTTATAACACTTTCGAAGAATTAATCTCATATACTTTTCCTGTCCGTCGAGAGACGTGCAGGATTTTCTAAGGAACTATATTTTTTTATATGATAAAAGAACTCTTTTTTGATTTTAGGATTGATTAATCACGTTCGATGAGTGTTAGTTTTTTTTGAGGTAGAAGATTGATTTAAGGATAACGTTTAGGAATTACATTAGATAAGTAAAGGTTTCAATTTATTGCACAAAGAAAGCAAGCGGCGGCAAATGCGTGATGCACCTGCCGCCGTGATGTTTTGTAGTGGGTCAATTTTCGTTGAAAATCCTCTGACTTTTTTGTAGTGGGTCAATTTTCGTTGAAAATTCTCTGATTTTTTTGTAGTGGGTCAATTTTCGTTGAAAATTCTCTGATTTTTTTGTAGTGGGTCAATTTTCATTGAATTTTGTACCACTACCGTCTGTAGTGGGTCAATTTTCATTGGATTTTGTACCACTACAGTCTGTAGTGGGTGAATTTTCATTGGATTTTGTACCACTTTCGTCTGTAGTGGCAGCAGATTCAACGGTTTTTGTTCCGCTACCATTTTTCTCGTCAGAATTGTCCTCTTGCGAAGCCGTCTTGCTTGTGTCAGAGGTTCCCTTTTTGTCGTCGCCACTCTCGGTCTTTGTGACAGGCTTTCCTGTGCCGGATGTCGCGTTGTTCGTTTTGGCGTTACCATCTTCCTTTTGCTTCTGTGTCTTTCTCATGTCAGCAATGGAAGATTCCAGCCAGTTGACGATCGTAGTGAGCTCTATCTGTGGCTCGATAGTGGAGCGGCTGACGATAACGTCAAAGAGAGCCTGCAAAGCAGCCTGGGTCTTCTTGCGTGCCTCTCCCATCTTCTCCGACGCCCGATAATTCGTCTTCCACGTTCTACGACGACTGATACAAGTGGAGAGGTCGTTGTTGGCCGTTTCGAGTTGTGTGGTGATCACGTCCATGCCGAAGGTTTTCAAGGATTCTTTATCCTTAGCAAGTTCAGAGAGCACGCCAGCTACCTTAGCATTTTTTTGCTTGTAGGAATCGCCACCTTTATATTTTACCGTGACGATGGTTTGGTAGAGCTCTTGCGCTTTGCGTTTGTTAGCGTCATTCTTTGGCATGGTAGAGAACCCTTTCAACGCATAGCGCAACGAGGTCATTAGCGATGACACTACTCTGCTCGCCTTTTTCATGTCCTCGGACGCATAGTCCTTTTTGGTGAGCATAAAGGCTTTGTGCTCGCTCTCTTTGGTAGCCTTAAAATCCCCCAGTGCTTTGGAGTAAGGCTCGCTCTCCGGCAATGCGGCAGCAGGGGAGTCCGTGGCCGTGAGATAGTTGTACACGGCATTGACAAACTCGTCATGGGCAGAGTTGGTGAGCCCAGACATGAAGCCTGTCGTCAGTTGGGAATTGATGATTGTTGCCATAAGTAAATAGTTTTAAGGGTGAAACATTTAGTAACACCGCAAAGATAGGCGATGATGAGGAAAAGTAGGGGACAAAAGATGATTTTCAAGAAAAAGCGAAGATTTAACGAAAAATATTTGGAGAATAATAAGAAAAACCTTAACTTTGCCGCAGAAAACATAAAATAAAGCTAAACACTATGAAGTTTGTCTTAAATATGCGCCGTACACTCAACGAGAAAGGCATTTCCAATAAACGTTTGAGTGATATTCTCGGCATTTCACCGTCGAGCGTTTCACAGATGCTCTCTTCCAACAACCCCACGATGACGAAGCTCATTGAGGTCGCTACCGCCATCGGCATTGATGTCCGTGAGTTTTTCTATGCCGTTGACGATGATGGTAATGAAATATCCCATACCGACGACCCCTATCTCCACCTGTATGTGCCCATTCCGTCATTCATCAATTCATCAACTGATGAAAACATGAAATCATCAAATGATGAACACATGAAATCATCAAATGATGAAGAATCGCCATCGGATGGTGAATCCGCGTCGCTGCCTGTTGGCAAGACGATGAAGACCGACGTGCTCATCTGTCCGCATTGCGGTACAAAATTCATGGTTTTGGACTAAGAATTTAGCCACGTTGACAGCCGTTTGCATCAGTGTAAGATGGTCTTTTTCGGAACTGGATTATTCTTTTTCACCACTCCTTTTGTAATTTTTTTGCTGAAATGCGCGTTCATACAACTCAAAGTCGTGTGAACGCGCAACCTTTTTATGTCTGTAAGTAACTGAAAATAAGACGATTTTGACTTGAAAACGAGCCGAAAAAGCCGACATTCTCAGCGGACAGCGCCGCCACACTATGGCGGCCTGGCCGCCTCCGATCCCTGGGCGGGGGTCCAGATATGCCGCCGGGGGTGCACCGGGTGAGGGCTGGGCGTGCTGCTCATCAGGGCATGAGGGCGTGAGGGCGTGAGGGTGCACCGGTGAGGGCTGGGGCGTGCTGCTCATCAGGGCATGAGATGGTGAGGGCGTGAGGGTGCACCGGTGAGGGCTGGGCGTGCTGCTCATCAGGGCATGAGATGGTGAGGGCATGAGATGGTGGGGGGCTGGGCGTGCTGCTCATCAGGGTATGAGATGGTGAGGGCATGAGATGGTGGGGGGCTGGGCGTGCTGCTCATCAGGGTATGAGATGGTGAGGGCGTGAGATGGTGGGGGCTGGGCGTGCTGATCATCAGGGTATGAGATGGTGAGAGCATGAGATTTTTTGCGGCCTATATATAATAAGGTGTACACAAACAAAAATAACCTATAAACCGACTATTTTGTAATAAAAGCAGAAAATATTAAGATAAAAGTGAAAAAAGTTAGCTAAAAATTTGGATGGTATTAATATTTTGCTTAACTTTGCATCAGAAATAAGAAAGATATTAATCCGAGTTGAAAAGCTCGTAAAATTGAAAAGTTTAACCGAGTCGCAAGGCTCATAAAATTATTTTTTAATATGAAAAAAGAAATTATTTTCTCCGCTCTCCTGGCTATTGCAGCCAACAACGCCGACGGCTTCACCGTCGCAAAAGATACACTCCAGCCGGTTTGCAAAGGTTACGCCGTCGCTTTAGAGGCCACACAAAACAGCTTTGGCCATGATGGACTCGCAAATGTCCTGGCTTATGCCAATACAGACGCACGCGTTAACGCTATAGGCGGCTGGTATAACAGCGACAACGGCCAATTTTATTTTGATGCAACGGTCGTCGTTAATGATCTTAACGAGGCCTTGGAGCTGGGCCGCCGTAATCATCAAATCGCTATCTTTGACATTACCAATTGCAAAGAAATTCGTCTTTAATCAGTCTTTATAATTCATACGTTTAACCGGTCCCCGCCTGGGGGCCACAAATTCAAAAGTCATGTTATCTAATCACAATGTTATCGTAGAGTTTTTCAACGGTCGTGCTGCAAAAAGCGGCTCCATGCGTTCAACCGGCAAAGCGCTTTATAGCTATGCCACAAAAATTGCGGAGTGGTCCGCGGCTGGCATCGTTGCCAACGTCACCAAGTACAGCCGTACGACGAGCAAGCAGCAGACCGAGTTCCGCCGCGTCTGTGGCCCATGGATCTGCAAAGAGGTAAGCGGTATTTTTTACGGGCAGTCCTGGGGAACTCAATATTAATAACAACGTCGCCGGGTCCCGGCCCGGCGGCTATTTCAAACATCGTTATAACATCTAAAAATTTTTGAGTTATGAAAGAGTCCATTAAAAAAGCCAATAGCGAATTTGTTAGCACTCTCCTCCTGCTCGCTACCTTTTCATTCCTCCCGGCTTTAGCTATCGTTTCCCAGGTCTTTTTTGCTTACTGTACAAAGAGCCTCCCCGTCGCAAATGTCGTGATGGCGTCTCTCCCCGCTTTCTTCCTTTTTGGCACCTTTGTAATAATGGTGTATTACTCATATAAAGATTGGCGCTGGGATCTTAATCAGATTATGAAAACTTATAATAAGTAACAGCAAAGGAGCTGCAAAGCTCCTTTATATATTCATATCGTTTCACCGTATCTTTATAGATACATAAATTTTTTGTGTTATGGCAAAGAAAAAGTTAGCAGCTATCGAAAATAAAAAAGGTAGCACGTTTTTGACGTCGCTAAAGCTACAATATCATGTTAGTAATGTTATGTGCTGCAACTGGTATTTTCTCGCAACAGCGCGCGCTTATAAAACCGATACAACGTATTATCGGGCTCGCTTTATAGTCTGGTTTGATAATGAGGACGTTTTAGAATGGCTGGCAGATGAAGAAACCGGTAAGCGCCCGGAGTCATTCACAGATAAAGACGTACGTCTTTATGCAAAAGAAATGGCTAACAACTGGATCATGTCTTTTGTCCCAGAAGACATTAGCGACGACGAAAAACGCCGGGAAATGTACGACGCGGCGCGCGAAACAATTATTAGATATAATAAGGTGGTTGCCGCTTAAACTCTCAACCTGGGCCGGGATCCCGGCCCTACTCTTCCCTACTCTATTATACACCATCAAATAATTATAGGAGGTATCAATTATGAAGATTAACACCATCTACATGCAGCAGCAGCGCGCGGCCCGTCGTGTCGCTGAGTTTATTAACCGTCACCCGGCCGCCGTCGATGTGGTCGGTGTCCTGGCTACGGCTTATTCCGCGTATTTTGTGTTTATGAACGCTTAATGCTTTTATCCGGAGGAGCTTATTATAGCTCCTCCAGATGGTGGCAAATTTCATCAACTCATCAACTCATCAACTCATCAACTCAAATTATTATGACTCCAGATACAAAAAAGACAGTTAGCGGCCTGACAGCCGACGAGCGCAAAAAGACGGTGGCCCTTTATAGAGTCGACGACGATTTTCAGGCACGCGACGACGACGCGTTTATTATAGCCCCCTTTGGTGGTGTGTGCATGGAAGTAAAAGACGGTGTATTTATCGCGTCTTTTGCGGTTGAGCACCTCAACAGCCAGGAGGGCACGACCGTCAACATCTGCAGCCGGATCATGGCCAAAGGTTTCAATATTGCGGTCGTGGGAGAGAACGATGACGATATTACAGACTTTTATCCCGCCTGCAAATTAGAATCTGGCTATAAGTTGAGTTATAACGGTGCCAACGTCATTTATACGCACGATGCAGAATCAGGGCGTGAACTGGTGCACTATCCATTTAGTCAGTACCTCCGCGGAGTCCGTGTCGTGGAAGATGGCAGCGATGCCGTGCCCTATTTGAAGCGTAACCGGTACGCCTTTATAGTCATCGTTAAAAATGGCGGTAAAGCCTATTATCGCTATTTAGTGCACGGTTACTGCATGACCCAGCCGGAGGCTACCGGCTTTGCCCACGGTCTCGAAATGGCCGAGCATCAAAATCATCGCCAGCTTTTGGTCCAGACCTACGTCATGGTATCGTGCCCCACGGTATCAGGTTCTGGGGTTGATTATAGCTATATTCTGGGCTCCCAGATCGGCTTTGGCATGTTTGCCGATGTCCCCATCCCTGATGAACTCCCGGAGGCCTTCAAAATCAACCCCCACGACAGCCAGGAGCTTAACAGCTCGCTATCCGACGACGATACGACCTATATGGCGCTGGCCTGGCACCTCTGATCTATCCGGGCAGGCTTCGGCCTGTCCCTATCATAAACGCTATTATAGTCGCTAAAAATAATTCGCTTTTTCCGAAAGATTTTCTGAAATATTGACACGAGTTTCAAATATTCTTCGTACCTTTGCATCAGAAATCAAAACATGTTGAACCGAGCTTTTATAGCTCATTAAAAATTACGATTATGAGAACTTTAGATTTATCCGTCATCGCTGCTAAAGGCTATTCCTTTACTGAGGTTTTGAGAGGTTGTGCGGCTTCCAAAGATGTCGTTTACGCGCTTTATAATAACCTGTTTGAGATTGATGCAGAGTTTTCAAGAAATAATGAGCTCATCGTATTTCTTGACGGTACCAAGATGCGTGGTACTTATGTAGAGACTGAGTACGGCTATTTCTCTCCTGTTAAGATTGGGGATGTCGTCTATCTTGATGTAGATGCTCAGATTATGCTAACGCCAAAGGCTTATCAGCGTAGTATTAAGGATCTCTATTTTCGTCGTGATTCTCGCTTTTCCAAGGATTCCATCGACAACTTCAAACTGGCTACCGTTGCTGACATTACCAAGATGTCTCTGACTTCCGCTGACCAGCGTTATATTAAAGATCAGATGGATGCAGCCGCTCGTCGTGGTGGCCGTTATAGTGGTCTTCATGCTTACGTTTTAGCAGCCAAGGCTAAAGCTCGTAAAGTCGAGGCCCAGAAGGAGGCTAAGCGCAAAGCCAAGGCTAAGAAAGAGGCTCAGGAAGAAAAGGCATGGAAGAAGCAACAGGCGAAGGAGCGCAAGGCCGCCATCCGTCGCGGTGATGATCGTTTTTGTGCCGCCATGACAAGTTATAGACTTTATGCGAATATAGACGATTTTAAAGTTGTCCCCAATGCGGCTGAAAACTCACTCAAGATCTACGAGCGCAATGACCGTTATAGTAATAGCTGCCGATTTACCAAGCACGTTTACTCTTATGAGCTCCATCTTAAAAAGGGCTGGCACTTCGTCAGTGTCGGTGGTCTGTTGACGCTCTATCGTGGTAAGTTCAACCGCCTTGGTATGCCCTGTATGTGGTTCGAGCAGAAGGGATGGGATTATACGACGGCACGCGGTTATCTCGTCCGTGGCGAGCATATTATAGCGAAGTCCTTAAATGAGGCTATCGCCATCAATCAGGAGCACCGGCGCGCCATGTTGCGTGACGCGCTGTACAAGTTGCAACAGACACGAGAGATCCGTCTGAGAGCTCAGAAACTCAAAGAAGAGTATGCAAAGGAGGTTGCAGCGCGCAAAGCCAACGCCGAGGCCTACATGGACAACGTGATTACCTTTGAGGACTCTCTGGCGTCCGGCAACTGCCGACCGGGTACACAGCAGTTCAAAGACAATGTAGAGAACGCGCTGGGCAAGGAGGTAGACCAGCTCACCGTCCGGGACATCATTCCGCTGGCAATCCGCTTCCATCAAGAGAGCTATGTGCAGCGCATCTTCAATCATAAGGGCTATAAAGTGACTGTTTGCGATTACAAATAAAATTTTTTTGAATGTGCAAACAAAAATGTTTGCACATTCAAAAAATATGCTTATCTTTGCAGCGAATCAAAAACTATCTCATTATGGAAACAAAAAATATCACCGTCCGCATCCCTGCCGACATGTATCAGGAGATGCAACAGAAGTCAGAGAATCCGGCACTGGATGCCGGAAGCATCAATCAGCAGATCGTTGAAGGACTTTGCAAGTTATCCGTTATAGAGCAGGCGAGTATTGCTGAGTTGAAGGGTCGGTTTACGCCTCAGGAATGGGCGTGTATGGCCGACATCCTCAACGGTACGCGCGCGGATGGTCCTTTCCGCTACGCTACAGTGTCTATTATAGCCAACATCGAGGATGGAGAACTCTATGACGGTGCCTGCCAGAAGTGGGACATCGACAAAGACGCGCTGATTGCTAAGTGCAAGCAGTTGACAGCCGCACAGATGGATGCCCTGTACCGCCGTGTCGAGGACTTCTGGGCACGCAGCAGCACCCACACGGATATTCTAAAGTGGGGGGCGTTCTGATGCAGCAAGACGAGCTACAGCGTATCAAGGAGCAGACCCGGTCGTGGTGGTATTGTGAGAATATCGTGGACCATCCCGACCAGGTGGGCTTCCTCAGGATGGACTTCCCGCAAGTCTTCATTCTCTTGCGCCACGTCGATGAGGATTATTTTTGCGACTTCGAGGCTTTCAAGACGCGTGTCGCCGAGGTTAATTTCTTTAATCCACGTGACCGCCAGGATGCCGATATGGACGAAATTCTCACGGAGGCTTGGAACTTCTGGGCACTCACCGAGGAGGAAGAAGACCGCCTCTATGAAGAAAATGATGGGTACAATGAAGATGATTTCTAAAAAGAAAATTCGCTTTTTCCGAAAGATTTTCTGAAATATTGACACGAGTTTCAAATATTCTTCGTACCTTTGCAGTATCAAAAATAAAGTTCAACCGAGTCGTAAGACTCATTAAAATTTTCAGTTATGAAAGCAATTACGATTAACACCAGTCTGTGCCCTTGCATCGATTTTACGACTTATGACAGCCGTCTGTCGTCCGTTACCAAAGAGGAGGAATATAACCGCGACAATTGGCACGAGGACTTTTGCTACACTTATGTCAGTCAGGACTCCATCGATGAGTTTATCGTCCATAAGGCAAAGGACTACTTCTACCTTACGTTTTGCGACGCCCTGAAAGCGTATGGCGTGCGCTGCGTCCGCGTGCACTCTGTGATTAACAAGCCGCGTGAGTACAATTTTCGGCACGACGCCTTGCTCTTCGATGTCGTGATGACACGTGACTGGCGCAAGAAAGCACTCGCCTTCCTCACCCGTGAAGACGTACAACAGGACGAAGCTGTCATTAATTTCATTGCTAATAATTGGAAGTCTTACGACGGTTTTAACTCTTACATGCCGGAGTCTGTCGCTGAGCTCGCCGCATGGTTCGATCCCCGTTATAACGTCGGTAATTTGTCAGTATGTGACGAACGTGACCTGGCCGTCTATCTCACCATTGCTTGCCTGAAAGAGGGTATCTTACTTGGCGACGATTGGGCTTTTGGGGAATATGGTATCGCCGACGACCTGGACTCCTGGCTTAACGGTAACGACGGTGCTAAGACAACCTACTTTTTTACGGACGAGTGGATCAAGTTGTATGACGATGATTTAGCCATCGACGTGCTGATTCACGACACCTATCAGCGCGCGGGCTGGCTGTGGAGAGATTACGGACGTGGCTATTGCCCGGATTACTTCTTCGATGAGAACGGAGAGGAGATGAGCAACGACGAGGGAGTACGCTTTACTCCTCAGAATGATGCCGATTGCTTCCTGTGCTGGGCGGCCGATAATCATCTGTCCGTCGAGGATGTCCGGGAGATAGCAGCAGGCCGAAAGCATCTCTACAGCAACGGCAATCTTTTTGAGGTGGCAGCATAAAATAATTCGCTTTTTCCAAAAGATTTTTAGCGTTTTTCTTGCAGGTTTCGGATATTCTTCGTACCTTTGCAGTATCAAAAATAAAGTTCAACCGAGTCGCAAGACTCATTAAAATTAGTAATTATGGAAGCAACAGTTAAAACAGTTGAGAATGCAAACATGAGTGCAAACCGTCTTAGCGATCTCTATGAGTCCGCACGTCAGGCCAACTACTGGAGCAGCTTTGATCCTGATCGTGCTGCACGCACTGAAATCAACGGCTACGAGGCTACGTTAGCCGAGGATCTGACCACTATCCCGGTAGAGGAGCAACAGGAGTATGTCGATAATTTTAAAGCGCATCTGCGTACAATTTTCGCACGTAGTAGCCGTATCGCCTCTCCCATGGTGACGGGTCCGGCCAAATTTAATTATCGTCGTAATGAGAAGGCTAACGCCTCTTATCAAAATGCCATCGATGATTTTGACACGTGGCGCGCTCGTGCCAAGAGGTCTATTGCCCGCAAGGTAGAGGCAGCGAAGCCACAGGAGCAGAAAGATTATGAGGAATGGCCGGTGCTGCGCCGTGGCATCGCCGAGAGCTTGGCTATCATCAAGGGTATTGACGAGGATGGCGACATGTGGGTTCGTTCGGCCTTTACTACGTCTATTTATGGCAAGGTAGAGCGCAAGGCACAGGCGGGCAAGATGGCACTCGTGGAGAAGGCTATGGCCTTTATAGAGGAATATAACGGTAAACACAAGAAGCCGGTCTTTACGAAGCGTCACAAGTGGTATCGATTGCCTGAGCTGGCAAAAAGATTTGCCGATAAGAATGAGCAGGAAGAGGAAACCGGCAGCGTAAGCGTCGCTTTCGACACTTGCGAGGTCATCAAGAACTACACTTATAACCGCCTCCAGATACGCTTCGACGGTAAACCAGAAGCAGAGGTGCGTAGTACGTTAAAGAGCCACGGTTTCCGTTGGTCGCCAGCGTCCGGCACTTGGCAGCGCATTCTTACGTCTAATGCTATCTATGAGCTTGGACTTCTCAATTTAGGCATTGATACAATGAAAGTCCGCAAGGCTTAATTTTTTTCCCTCACGGAGGCGCGAGCCTCTGTGGGAAATCATCAAATCATCAATTAATCAATTCATCAATTCAGCAACCGTGCATTATAGCACACTAAAAATTTTAGGACTATGGAAAAGATTATTTGCCAACTCGTAGGTTATCGCATTTACGCTGTAGCAGCTATCCTTACATGGGATTTTTCCGAGGGCACCTATCCCGTCAACTCAGGCGTCCTCAGTGCCGACCATTACCCCACCGAGGAAGAAATTCGCAAAGCCATCATCAGTAATGAGCGTTTCGGTGCTCAGGAGGTGGAAGGCGCTGTTTACACTGTAGAACGCGTGTATCAATACGGTGCCCGTCAGTTCGATGGTGCGCATATCATTAATACAGGCCATCAGACCAACAATCATGTTGCAGGCATCCTTTCTATGGGCTATCCGGAGGCCGTTGTCAGTCTGGATGATGTATCGCCGATGGAGTATCAACAGTTCGTGAAGATGTCAGCCTAAGACAGAAGGAGGAAAAACTATGAACAAGCAGGAAGAAAAGAAGCTCATGGAGCGATTGGAAAACTGGGTAAAGATGGACAACCCCAAGGCGTTTATCAGTGCAGGCGTCTGTCATACCTATACGGTGGCACTGCCTTTTGGTAACGTTGGAGGGTATAACCCCGTTACGCCTTATTTGCCACTCCCGCAACTGGAGCAGTATCTCATGGGTATCTATCATGCCGCAGATTATTGCCATCAGATGCAGTGCGAGAACGGTAAATGGACGTTTCATTCTTCAGATAATCATCAATAGAATAAAATTCGCTTTTTCCAAAAGATTTTTAGCGTTTTTCTTGCAGGTTTCGGATATTCTTCGTACCTTTGCAATATCAAAAATAACAAGTTGAACCGAGTCGCAAGACTCACAAATTATTAGCAATTATGGAAGCAACAGCAACAGCAACAGTAAGCACAATGATGCCGGACATGATGAAGAAGTTCGTCAATCACATTATCGATGCCAAGAAGGAAGGCACATGGGATGACCCGTCAATGTCTTATACAGGCATTTGCGGTTGGGCCGGTGTGATGTCACCTGAGACGCGTCTGGCTTGCGTAAAGAAGTTCGGCGAGCCCGTCACGGCAAAAGCCGAGGCCATGGCCGAGCTTGTCATTGCCGGTCGTCGCAATTTCTGGGCAGCAAGTCACGCTAAAGTCGGACAGGACGAGGCCACCGCCCATGAGCAGACAGCAGGTTATATTCCCCAGGTCGGCGATTACGTCTGGGGTTACAACAGCCATCTAAAGGCCGACGGTGGACTGCTTGGTGCTATCGACGATATGGCCCGTAACATTGACAAGCACGAGGCCACGATGTCCGATATGCGTGAGTTTGCGCACGTCGAGCAGGTCTTCCACTACGCTTCTGACACCGTGGAATGGACAAACCCGGACAGCATCGTAGCTGCTGATCCGCAGAACTTCCCTGGCGGTGTGGAGTCTCAGGATGTCGAGGACGGAAAAGCCTATGAGGACCTTTGCGACGAAGAGCGGAACACCTTCTACACGAAGGTAGCCGCCATCATCGATGAGTCCGGCAGGTGGTATCTGGTAGACGCTGAGGGCTTCGGCTACGCCCGTTATATTCTCTTCCCACATGACTTTGAAAATACCTTTTCCGCTGAGCTCGCAGCGCAGCGCAAAGCCCGTCAGGAGAGAGAGGATGCCGAGGCACGACAGGAGGCCAAGGAAAAGGCCGAGCGGTTGGCAGACTATCAAGCACGGTGCGAGAAATGGGCACCGCTCATGCAGGATGTACGCCCCGTTATAGAGGCTATGAAAAAGCAGAATTACGGCACGAAAGAATATAGAGACCTCGACCGCAAACTCTCTACGATGCGTCGTGCTAACATCTCTGCCATGATCCACGAGGCGTTCCCTGGACTGAAAGTTTCCATCCGTCGTAACGCAAGTTGGGGAAGTGCTTGGGATGTCAACTATACCGACGGTCCCACAGCGGATGAGTTCAGCGAGAAGACAGACCTTGAACTTTTCATGCAGGGTTATGAAACCTTCGATGGCATGACAGACTGCGCAGGCGCTGAGCAAATGGAGTTCACAGACTTCGCCCAGAAGTACATGGACATCGATTACAACGGCGTAGAAGTTCATCGTAATATGTCCAATGAATGGCAGGCCGAGGCCGTGAAGAAAATTCTTGCCGTGGCTCCCAATTCCAGCACTTTTGATGCTGAGGGCAACTGGCGTTCGCAGAATGTGATCACACCGCTGACCATGGAGCAGGCACAGCAGCTTTGCAAGGACTTCGGTGTAGACACTGAGAAGTTCGATTTTGTCCACTCGCTTGACAGTGCCGAGCTTTTCGCCCGTCGTATCTGGGAGATGACGAATCTTTACGTCGCCCCGGTGAAGCCTGAGAAGAAAGCGAAGGGTAAAGCGGTTCCCGCACAGACTTCCGGCAAGGATGTCAAGGACGGTAGCTACCAGTTAGAACCTTATAGCGAGAAATGCTATAAGCTGACGGGTGACACTTACGACATCCGGGAGCAGCTACGCGCGTACGGCATCTGGAACAGAGCTCACCAGTGTTGGTTTGTCAGCAAGAAGAAGGTGCAACAGCTCGCTGACTTCCTCGGTATCACACTTGCTTAATAGCTCTCTCACGGAGGCTTTATAGCCTCTGTGAGCAATCATCAAATCATCAAATCATCAAATCATCAATTCATCAATTCATCAGTTATGGCTAAATACAATTTTACGGTAAAGGTGGCAGGGATAGACGAGAAGAATCCTGCCTGCACGATATTAGAGGGTGAGGACTACCCGTATATGAACATCCAGATTGTCAGCACACCGGCCGACATCCGGGAGAAGATCATTGAGACGTTGCGTAGGGATCATACCGTGGTCGTCGTAGACGGACGTAAGGACTTTGTGGCGATACAGGCCGGAGGCGGTAAGAAGCCGATCGACATCAACCAGCAGAACCACAAAGAGGTGATGGCAGCTCTCATGGACTGTCTGAGCTATGCCGCCGCGTGGTGGGCGTCGCCTGACAAGCCGGAGGACATCTTGCCCCAGGTGCATCGTCTGAAAATATTCGGACCGGATGATCCGCGGAGCATCTATTATCCGAAAAAGGAGCAGAAGAAATAATTTCGCTCTTTCTAAAAAGTTTTTCTTCCTTTGATATGATATTCCCAAAAAGTTTCGTAACTTTGCAGTATCACAAATAAGTTCAACCGAGCCTTCGGACTCACAAAATTCATTCGCTATGAAACGTTTTCATTTTCACGACACCTTCGGCACCGAGTTCAACTGCACCGTCTTTGATCCGCAGGATGACTTCTACCAGAAATGGCAGGATAAAAATCTTGCTGACTGGACGATGTTTCAGATCGACGGCGACAAGGACATTCATTTTATGCACGGACTCTTGCAGTTCTGTACGCCGATAGACGATTCCACCGACGACAAAAACGTGAAATCTGATGACGTTATAGCGACTGAAAAGAATGAGCTCGTACAGTCCGCAGCGCCTGAGCGTCGCCCCGTCATTGAACCGTTGCCGGAGCCCGTCGACGTGGAAGAAGAACTGGCCAACGACCGTTATGCCGACACCGACGAGGACGAGGAAGCGAGCGAGCCGTTGGCGTATGACGAGAAGCAGCCGCGCCGGACGCTTGCCGACATCATGCCGGAGCCTGAGCTGTTTTCCTTGCAGCCGTATATCGACGGGGAGAAGAGCGACGTAGACTTACCGCTTGAACTGATGCAGCAGGTTTATGACGCCCGCGCGAAGATCACCGCCGAGTATGAAGCCGAGGAACGTGCCCGCTACGAGGCCAGAATAGCCGCTGAGCAGCCCTCGCACTTCGCCAAGGTGTTGGCTACCGTCGTTTCCTTGATCGTCGTTCTGAGCGTCGTTATAGGTTTCTTCTCTATTGCCGGTGCCATCACCTTCTTCTTCCCGCTCATGGGCGGTGCCTTTACCGCTGTGCAGGCCGTGGCACAAGGGGCACCGGTGGCAGCGTCAGCCGGTGGCGGGGAGTAATCTTCATCAATTCATCAACTCATTGTTTCATTCATTCATCAATTCATTCATTCATTAAATCATCAACTATGGAAAAGTATTATAACAACAACCGTTACAACGATAAGAACCGTAAAGAATACGTTAGTTCCCTGCCCGCATGGAATGAGGATGTGTTTAAGTTTGTAGGTGACATGGCCAGTCATGCACCTTTCATCGTGACACGCTCACAAGGTCGTAGTGACCTTGGCGATTGTGTCATTTCCTTAGAGGCTCCGCATATCGTCTGCAAGATTCATGCGTTCAAGACTCATCCCGTAAAAGCCTTCACACCCGGACAGATGCCGCCCAAGCAGAAGAGGTATGGCGAGAACGAGGAGAAGCGTTTCAACTGGCTGCAACAGCGTCGTGAGGCGTTCCGCAACGGACAGGAGGCACGCAAGCGCGGGATCACCGTGCGCCAGTACGTCACGGGCTTGGGTATGGTCTATGACGAGGAACTCGACGAGCCACGTATCATCATCAAGGTGCCGGGGTTGAACGTCTATCTGGAGCTTTTGGGCTGTCTTGATAACGTGGACGAGGCACACACCGATTTTGCAGCCGTCCTTGCTGAGTTGCAGAAAATGTGCCGGTGGAGCTTGAACATCTACACCATGCAGGACCGCCGTGCTTATGCTTCCGACGCGCACGACTATCAGCCGCTTCCTGAGTGGCACGACAACTATAACAGCCATCTCCGTCCATGGATGCCTTATCGTCGCGGTTTGGGCTTCACCTTCATCGACCCTTCCCGGCGTGAGGACGACTACCTGCATCTTCACTCCTCAGACATCGACAAAGAGGACTATGAGCGTATCAAAGCCAAGCGACAGGCGCAGATCATCATGGCACGCCGCGGTATCGCTCCAGGTAACTATGGGGGTGACGACCGGAAGAAGAAATAGCCCTTACAGCGAGGAAACAAAAGAACCGTAACGCAGCGCTTGCTCCGTTCGGTAGGATGCCGCTTTGCGGTACAAAGTTCGCCTTATTCAATGAAAAATAACAAGAAAAACTTTAATTTGTGAAAAATACAGGCTGAAAAATTTGCAGGTGTGGCGAAAACTTTATAATTTTGCCATTGCTAAAATCAAAAAGAAGGTATGAAAAATCCGCTGCCACATAAGCGGCATTTTTTTGTATCTTCACCATTAGTCAGAAAATATTCATGACTGCACCGTGTCGGGTAGTGGAAACACCCCGGAGGCATTACTTTTTGAGCCTTAGCAACACGTAGTGCAGTTTTTTGCGCTAAAATCAAAGAGATGGAAACAAGAAGCATTACCAATCCGTCGGCAGCTATACAACAGAAGATTGCTGCTTATTTTGGAGAATCATTATGCAGTGTGAATGTGCAGATGATTGGGAGAATGGCTGATGCTATTATCAGCTATCAGGACTTTAAGCCAGTACGTGTTGTGAGACGTGAGCTGGAGCAACAATTCCCTACGCTAAACATCAGCGAAATTCATCGTATCTATTCTAATTCGGCACGTTTGAGTATCATGCAGGAGCTATTGGATGAAGATCTGGAGGTATTTGTTCCTTACGAAGATGGCTCTTTGCGTCCTATTTGCTTAGGTGAGTTGGTAGAGGAAAAGTTGTACAATCGTACAATTTGAAATAATGGAAGAGGATTTGAAAAATGATATTAGTCTATAAGTTTTACATACACCACACGGAAGAACTTGACAGGTTGTTTAGAATTTCAAACAATCTGTACAATCAGGCGCTGTATCTGTTCCGTCAGCGACTGGATGCCGATGGTACGTGGACTTGGTATAACGACATGAATAAGCTCATGAAGAAGACCTTCAACCTTGAAGGACAGTGCAACTACAGATTATTAAAATCGCATTGCTCTCAGCAGGTGCTGCTTATTCTCGATAAGAATATTAAGGCTTACTGTAAAAGTATTAAGGACTGGAAGAAACATCCCGAAAAATACAATGGGATGCCTAAGCTGCCTAATTACCGAAAGCGTGGCGGTATGTTTAATTTGTATTATACAAAAAATGTGTGCAGTATTAAGAATGGAAGCATCCGGCTTGCTAAGGATTTGTATATCTCTATCCCTCAATGGGAGAAATATGGCGGGAGACTAATTCCATTCCATCAAGTTCGCTTAATACCAAACAGACTCAACATCAAGGTCGAAATTGTCTATGAGAAGGAGATAGAACAAGCTGACGTAGATAAGACAAAATACGCTGCTATTGATCTTGGACTTGACAATCTCGCTACGATGGTTACTTCTGAAGGCTGCACGATTTATAGCGGAAAATATCTCAAGTCTTACAATAATCACTTTAACAAAACACTCTCTCACTTGCAGTCTATTAAGAGTCTGCAAGGCATAAAGCGAATGACAAGAAGAATCACTCGTATGTACGACAAGCGAGACCGCTATTTCGAGGATGCCTTTCAGAAGGTTAGCCGTCAGAT